TGGTATGTAAATATACTTGTTTGATAAGTATCAACAAATCTCCACTCAGATGTATTACCTAAAGAAAATGTTATAGCGGAACTATTTATGTTATTTGTTACTTGACCTGTAATATCTTTGTATTGAAACGTACCACTTTGGTTGTAATTCCAATCACCAGGTGGGTCTGTGAGAAGAGTTGCAGTTATTGCTGGTGCACCACCTTGGGAAATTTGTACTGTATGCGTTGATGTATCAATAGAATTCAATGATACAGTTATATTTGTACTTCTTGTTGATGTACTTGAATTTGAATTGTTTGGATGTACATAAAATGAAGAATTACTTGTTTTAGTTGCTGTGAAATTACTATTACTACTTGTTACAGTATCAATATCGTAATTAGAGGTTACAGTAAAATTAACTCTATCACTATAACTTGAATCATCATAAGTAAAGTTAGAAGTTGAGTACCAAACTGAACCAATTTCATTTGCAGGTTCAACTGAAAAGGTTGGTTCTTTTTGAACTCTTACAGTATCAGTAGCATTTGGGTCTGAAATGTTTTGTGGGTCAACAGTTACAGTTGCAGTTTTATCAGATGCAGTAGAATTAGCATCTGATTTAACTTCTATAAATTCATCACCAGTACCACTAATATTAGATTGTGTAAAAGAATCACCCGAATCATGAATTCTATGGTAAAACCCACTATCACCAGATATACTTGCTACCCATGTTACCACATCCTCCGGGTCTGTTTCTATTTTGTAATATTCCCCTTCACCACCACCATGTCCATAAGTCATTACACCAGTTTGTCTTACAATTGTAAGAGTAGCATCATTATCATCTTGATGAACACTAATTGTTTGTGTAGTTAATTCTGGTGATTCTAATGTAATAGTACCAGTCCTACTTGTTGCATCTAAATCTTGTGATTGTATAACAATATCAAAAGTATTATCTGTTCCTTCTGAACCAGACCCCAACGCTACTGTAGCAAATGAAATATTTTCATCGTTAATTTTGAAATTACCATCCGAGGTATAAGTTATTGTACTTGTTTGACCAGATGCTGATGCACTTACAATACTACTTGGACTTTTAGTAATAGAGGTTGCAAAGTTCTCTAAACTTAATCCAAACAACTCATTCATACCATGAGGAGCCGTTAATCCAAATTGTTCAGAAGCTGATTCTAAATCTAATTCAGCTGTTGAACTATTACCTAACTCTTCATTGATATCATCAAATCCTATTGCGTTTCCTTCTTCTGGTAATGGCATTACTTTAACCTTTTTATTTCTTCTTGTAACTTATCTACTTTTTTATTCAGTTCTTTTATAGCTTCTATAAGTAAAGGAGTTAGTTTTTCGTATCGTACTCCATAGTAACCATTTACTGAATTCATTTTTGTTATATGAGGTACAACCTTTTCTACATCTTGTGCTATTACTCCAATATCTTCTCCCTTAAATTGATGGATATCTTCATGTCCTTCTTTCCAATTAAAGAAAACTCCTTTTATTTCATTTATTTTATCAAGTGGTTTGGAGATTTCAATAATATTTTCTTTTAATCGTTCATCTGATGTTGCAAAAGCAGTAATATTACCAGTTGCAGAAATAGAACCTGTAACTGATAATGCATCACCAGTTGTTGCGGTTGGTATTCTTACTAATTTAGTATCTGTTGTTACAACCTGTAATCCTCCTTTTGTAATCTCAGTTAAAGCATTATCACTTGAACCCGCCATTGTCAAGGTAGGTGTACTTGTAATTCGTGGAGCACCATAGTAAGCTCGTATTCTAGCACCAGTAACCGATGGTTCGGTATATGCATTAATATCTACATTAGTTATTTTTGTAATTACTCTGTAATATTTACTATCTTCTAAAGTTGCACTTAATGAAAATGAACGAGAAGTACTTCCTAAATCTGCGGATGTACCTGAAGCTGTTTGAGTTAAAGTATATGACCATTCTTTTACATCAGACCAACCAGAAGAACCATTTGAACTTTTTTGTAAAACTACTTTAATTTTAGCAGAAATTAAATGAATGAAAACTGAAGCCGCTACACCTATTATTTCTGATTCTAAATATTTGGTATTACCACTATTAAGTACTGGTGCAGATACTGTTCCACTTATTGTAGCAGTTTTTCCATTATAACCACTACCACCAGTTTGAAATCTAATTGGGTTTGATGTAAATGTACTCGATGTATCTGAGGTAACTCCACTCGTATCATCATATTCTGGAGTTCCTTGAGTAGAATTACTTCCATTAAACGTAGCTTCATTAGTATTTGCATTTGGAATAGTGCCACTTACAGTTGGAGTACTAACACTATCAACTTGAGTTAAATCATTTTTATTTTCAATATTAATCGCACCTGCTCCTACTTTTATATGAGCATTGTTTGAAGAATCACCTGTGTTAATTACAATACCAGAACTTGGAGATGTTAAGGCTGTACCTGAGAAGTTAAAACCTGCTATCTCACCATCAGTTGCATCAACAGTACCTTGAATACTTAGAGTATCAGTACCCGCATTCCAATTTAATGAACCAGCTGTACCTGCTAATAAGAAGTTACCATCATCATCCATGTAGGTTTTCCAACCACCATCATAATAACCTAAGTTTGTATTTCCTAAGTATAAACCTGCCGATGAAGGGGTTGGTGATGATAAAACAAAATCTGCTGAAGATGCATCTGGTCCAAAGTTGAACTCTGAAGCACTTATCAATCCATCGGGTAATTGTTCACTACCACTAATTATCCCATCAGGTAGTTGTTCTGAACCACTTATGATTCCATCTGGTAATTGTTCACTACCACTTATGATTCCATCGGGTAATTGACCAGAACCACTAATTATTCCATCGGGTAATTGTTCTGAACCACTAAGGATTCCATCAGGTAATTGACCTGAACCACTTATTGTTCCAGCTGGTAATCCATCAGTTATATCACTTCCGGCTTCTAAGGTAATACTACCTACTATTGATAAATTAGAACCATTCCAACTTAATTTATCTCCAAGTGAAAATATATTAGATGAGCCAGATGCAAAATAGAATGGTGTATCACTATTATCGTAATTACCAGCACCAACATAAATTCTTGAACCACTTCCATCTAATGTTATACCATTTTGACCTACTCTAAATGCGTTAGAAAAGTATCCTTGGTCACCACCAATATTTGGTGAGTAAATAATCCCTTCATCTATAAACGTATTTCCACTTCCATCTTGTAAAGCAGTTGTACCAGATATTACATCTGATAAATCGGTATTAACTTGTGCATTTGATGCTGAAGTTTGTAATACCAATAAATCTGTTTCAGAAAGTGATGATGAAATAGATGAACTAACCGCATTTGCAGATTCAGAACCACTCAAGACCGCATTAGCAGAAGATTCAGAACCACTAAGTACAGCATTTAATGCCGCCAATGAACTACTCTGAAGAGTATCATTTATTGCTCCTGGTGTATTTGAAAATTCTATTGAACCTTGTATTGTTAATGTACTACCATCCCATAATAGTTGGTCATTTCCAAGTCCACTTTCTAGTGAAAGAGAAGCAGTACCAGAGTTTCCATTTATACCTAAGAAAATACCATCTCCAACATCATACCCTTGTGTACCAGTTGATGCTCCCTGTCCTACTGAGATGTAAGGAGCAGAACCACTACCATATATTGTAATATTGGAAGCGGAACTTCCTCCACTATTATTCGTACCAACATTAATTGTATTTTGTACATATGATTCTTTGAATATTGCCAATTCCGCCGCAACAAAGTTTGAACCACTTCCCAATTCCTCCCAATATTCAGTTGATGATGATGGGTGTTGTAATCCATTACTTGTACCTGGTCCACTTGATGAAATAGCAAGATAAAATAAATCATCATACAGTACAGAATCTTTTCTAGATAAAGAACCTGTTGTTACTATATAATCTCGTGTATTATCATAATCACCAGTGAATACTAAACCAGGACCATTAGCACCTGCAAGACCAGGCTGTCCATCTGCTCCCTCTTGTACTGTATTGAAGTTTGCCTCTCTTCCGAATTCATATTCTCTTCCACTAAAGTCAGTATAAGAAACATTAACTATAAGGGATGATGATGCCGCTCCCATCGTACCAGGTAAACCACCATATTCATTTGTTGTTGGATTTACTTCGTTTGGTGTAATACCAGAACCAGTTACGCCTGTAATTCTATAAGTGTTAGGAGTAGATGAATTATTAAATGTTATTTCATCTCCATCAATGTAAAGTTTGGTTGAACCACTTGTAAACTGATATGAAGAAGATGGAATTATTCCACTTGCAAACGCAGGTAACACTCCTCTTTCATTTGAAAGATATAAAACTATACCACCTAAAAAAGCAATTGGGGTGATTGTTGTAGAATTATCAACTTGTAATCCAAACTCATCTGAGGAGGAGAATGAATATTCTACTGAACCACTTGTTAAATCTAAAGACGAACCACTAACTGCAAAAGTTGCAACACCAGATGTAGAATCATCATTTACTAATATAAGTGGTGGTGCATTTCCAACTACCGAAGCTGAATTTGCTGATATGGCGATTGAATTTGAGGCTAAGTTTTTTCTTTTTACCTTAATAGTTGAAACTTGAGATAATGGGTCTACTGTACCATCATTTTGTTTGAAAGTTACTATACTTCTATCATTAGTAACAATCAAATCAGCAGCAGGTAATCCATCTTCTAATCTATAAATTGTTTCAAATTCTTCTTTATCTTCAACAGATGCCGTATAAACAATTGAACTAACATTGAACGAAGAATCACTTCCACTAAAATTAGCAACCGATAATAACGCACTGTTGTTTGTTATATTTGTTAAACCACCAGGATAATCACCAGTATATGCAGATGGTTCTATATAATTACCATTTTCATCAAAAGCAGATGAGGCAAAATTAATAGAACCAGTAAGTGCTTGTGTTTTTGAAAAATTAAATTTTATTTGTTGGAATGGTGGATTTGCAAGTGAACCAGTAAAGAATCTAAATGCAGGTGCATTACTTTCAAATTGAAATATCTTAACTAATTCAGTACTTACCTTATTACCACCACTAAACTCTTTACTCTGTTCTATATTAACAGGTATAAAATTATTGTTTATATCATATAACTCAAATCTATAATCAAATGTTTCTACCGGTAAGTTTCTTTCTTGTTCATCTAATGTCTTAAATAACTTAGGTGAGAAAGATTCATCTTGAGTTGGTTTTAATGATATTTTAGATATTTGCCAACCATCTCCCCTAACATCAAATCCTAATTTACCTGAACCAGAATATGGCATTGTAAATAATTGACTAATCTCTCTTCTAGTTGCATATGATGAATCAGCAGTAAATGTAGCAAGTTCTTCTCTAAATGGTAGTAGTGTTGTAGTAGAACCACTATAATATGCACCAGTTATAAAAGCAGTTAATGTTTTTGGAACAACTGTATCAGGTGCTTTTATAGATTGTGATATAAAAATAGGTGGTGTACTAAAAGAAGTTGTTCCTGTTCCATTTGTTGATGATGCCGTAAATATATTATCAAATTGTTTTACATATACATTTTCAATAGTACCATTGGTTACTTCAAACGTATAAGGTATCTGTAATCCATTAACAGCATCTGGTATTGTTAAATCAGTATTTGGATTCAAATCATCTGTTATGAAAGCTCCATTTACACTTGAATCTACTACAAAAGGATAATCACCACTAGAATATAATCCACTACCAGCCTTAACAGGTACTTGAGATGAGAAAACAGTAGTTGAGGTTACTGAACCAGTAACTTCTGTACTTCCTGAGAATGGGAATATTTCTCTAGATTTTAGAGAACTAAAATCAGTTGAACCAATTTGTGATATTGCAGTAATCTCATTAAGATTTGCATTAAGGGGTTCTATTGTTCTGTTCGTTCTATAATCAACATATATGAAGTGATTTCCTCCAACATTAGAATCAAATATTGCTTGAGAACCAGTTGATAACATCCATAAAGGACTATAAGTAAAATCAGATGAATCCATATCATCCAAAATTATATTGGTACTACCAGAATAAGATTCTATTACCGATTGAGATGTTGATGAATTATTATAATATAACAACGCATCTTTCTGAATATTTCTTAAAGCAAGTGCCGTTCTCAAATTGGAACCTGATTGGAAATTTTCAATATGGAATTGTAATGAACCGGTTGATGTAGGTAGTTCACTAGAACCACTATCAGTAACTAAAACTAAATTAAAGTTACCTTGGGATGAAGAAACAGAATTAAAAGCGGTTATACTTGAGTTATATGTTGATAAAGCTCTTTGTGATGTTCCAGCAGATATATTTTCCTCCACATATACAGAACCACTAAATGAGCCGGTACTCATCCAACCACTAAAGTGTATAAATTGGTCGTATATATAATTTGTATTATTAATATCAGTTGATGAAGATACTGATGATGCTACATAAATCTGGTCAGATTCTTCTACATATACATTTTCAATCTTATCATTATCGTTTCTAAATATATAAGGTATTTCTAATGGATTTGTAAAATTATCATCAGATGATGATGGTGAAGTAAACTCAGTTGTTAAAAAGTTTCTATCACTAAATTCTGTTGTACGAAATGGATATCCAGATTCTTGATATAAATAATCTCCACCTTGTGGTGGTACTCTAGGAACAACTAAATCTGTTGAACCAGTAGAAATCCAATTACTACCACTTAAATCAAATAAATCATATAAATCATATGAACGAGGTTGTGGTGCTAATTCTGTGAAATCAAGTTCACCAACAAACATTATAAACCCTTGATTAAAATCTAACTCTACAATATATCCTGTATTGGTATTACTTCCTATTGTAATAATTGCCTGTCCATTAACTAAACTTAAAACCCCACTTAATGTTCCATCTACTGCATTATGCCCAAATTCAATATCACCTGTTTCAAAATTAATAGAATGTATTTCGTAGGAACTACCATACAAAACATCACCATTAATAGAATCTAATCTTTTAACATTAATCAAATCAGCGTTCAAAGGTTCTATATTTCTAAGAGTTCTATAATCTATATGTAAATAATGATTTCCACTTCCACTATATGGTATTATTGCCTGAGAACCTGTTGATGTTGTATGCCAAGATTGAGGATTATCATAATCATTAGTATCTATATCTTCTAAAGAATATTCTACTGAATTCCTAAAAGATGATAACTCATCTAATGAAGTGTTACTATGTTGATAATATAATTTTGCATCTGTATCTACATTTCTAAGAGATATAGCAGCAATTGTAGTAGAAGAAGATGTATATGTTTCAATATAAGATGTAATTGAATTGGGTGAACCACCAACAGGTAAAGATGATGTATCACTATCTACCCAAAGTATAACATTGAAATCACCAGAAAGAGAACCTGATAAAGCAACTACCTTTGCATTATCAGATGAAACTGTTTGTAATCTAGATGACGTACCCCAATCACCACTTGATGTATCGAGTGTAAGTGTGTTACTAGAATTTCCATCAACTGTAAAGCCACTAGGTATTGAAGTATATGATGAGCCTGTATTATTTTGTGGTGTATCATAAAACTCAACTCTAGATGAATCAAATATCAAAGGTTTTGTTAAATCAATACTTTGAGAATTTGGTGAATCCAATTCTGTATATGAACTTGCTGATAAATACGTTGGTGAATCAATAGGTAACTTTGATGGGTCGTATTTATACCAAAATGTTCGTACATAAGATTCTGATATTACTGTTGTTTCTCCTACAATAATATCTTCAAACGCTCCACTAACCAATGTTCTAAATCCTAATTCATAATCAACTCCATTATAAACCTCAAAGGGAGTTTGAGTTAAGAACTCCAAAGATTCTGTTTGGAAACTACTACTAGGAACATTAAACCTAATCGATTCAAATAATAATTCATCATCAAAGCTAACAGATGTTCCCGAACCACTTATTTGTAAAGAAGATGTTTCCCAATAGTTTGATACGTTTCCTTGTGCAAGTTTTCCAAATCCACCATCTAAATCAGACATTGGATTCAAGTCATCTCTAAGAAGTTCACCGGCTACAATCTTAACTTCATCTGCAAATTTATAATCACCTACATCTGAACGAGATTTTTTATATATTTTTACTTTATCAACATTACCAGTAAATGTTTCTATATCTTTTATTACAATCCTACCATATGAACCAGTAACAGATGATTCAACCGTTGTTCTATTTGAAAAATCTTCAAATGTAATTGTATAATCAGATGAATCAAGTGTTGTTATTTTACCACTATCATCTAAAATAGGAGTATCAATTAATAAAGTGTTTTTGTTAACAACTTCTTTAACAGTTGCTTCAAAATCAATAGATGGAATTCTAATTGTATTCTCATCCATTGCTGAATTAAAGTTACTTCCACTTGATAACTCCAACCTATATAAGACACCAGCTCTCCAAGTAGAAAAGTCTGTTCCTAGTGGTGGATTTTCGGCTAAACCTATTATCTTACCAGTCTGTGTAATGTTTGGAATGTTTTGTTCTAATATAGGTGATGCAACTTCTTCAATTTCAATTTGAGGTCTTTTGTAAAAAATAACTGGTGCAGAGTTCTTCATGTTTTTGTTTATGAAAAACTCCTTTTCCCACTTAACATTATAAGCGTTTTCCCAATCAGCTGGTATAGGTCTCTTTATACCATCTTCATCAAAATAATCTTTTAATTCTCCTAATATTGTAATTTTGGCAGGACCTACTGGCGTATCATCGTAAACATGAGTTGATAGTACAATAGAGTTTCCGTCGTAATAATCAGGAATACCTCTACCTGGCTCAATGTATAAAGTTCCTCCCTCCGAATCAACTATTTCCATTTTTATCTCAGTTGATTCTTTTAAGCACTCACTACCTTCTAACAAGAAAAGATTCTTTCCAGCACTAAATGTTTCACTAAATTTACTTACTTTGAAGTATTGTGAGTTAGGGTCGTTATCTTTTATAAAGGTATTATATCCACTTAAGTTTTCAAAAGCGTTACCCTGTTTTTTTATACAAGCCATATTTTGTTCCTAATTATACTTCTATAAATATCTCCAAAAAAACTTATTGAATATTTATATATAGAAATACATAGAAAGTTATAGAATGAGAAAATATACAACAATACAGATAAAAAAAGAAACCCATGAACTATTACAAGGGTATTGTAAAGAACATGGGTATAAATTAAGTGGATTGGTTGAAAATCTAATTAAACAAAAAGTTGGTACACCTAAACCTGATAATGTATTAAGGGTTTCTAAATAAATTGAAATAGTGCAGAGTATAGCTGATAATCTGTATGGTGGTCAATAAAATCTATCATCTTTAATCTTGGATTCATACTCAATATTAAGTCAGTAGAAATATAATCTCCACTTTCAAATAACATCAAATATCCATTTGGAATTAAAACCTTATCTAAATTTTCAAGTAAGTTTTTATGTAATTTTAATTTATCATCTAATACTATTCTTGGAGTAGATGTTGTTATCTTTTTATTAAATTTAATAAATTCATCATTGGATGGTATGTGAGGTGGATTACAAACAATCATATCTACTTTATCTCCATTATAATCATCAACACCATTACTTAAATAAAAAGTTACCTCATCTTCCCAATTATTATCCTTATTTGTTTTTTTAATAACTGATTCTAATGGTTTGTGATTATCTACTAATGAAAGGGTTTTTATATTATATTTTTGCTTTAGGTGATATCCCATAAAACCAGGACCACTACACATTTCCATAAGAGAGTTTACTTTCGGCCAATCATAATCTTGCATCAATTCAATCCAAAACTTTCCACCTCCATCTTGATTCCCTTCAAAATAAATTGGATACTTTCCATGTGTTAATGATTTTTCTAAATGATAAACCTTCATTAAAACCTAACTTGTGAAAATCCTTTTTCTTTTTTAATTTCAATAAGTCCATCTACTACATCTCTCATTGAATCGATGTGTGAGATTACCATTACAAAATCAAACTGAGTTTTAAGGTATGTAAACAACATAAATAAGGATTGTAGGTTCTCACTATCTAATGTACCGAAACCTTCATCTATCACAAGGAAATTAGGTCTTGGTAGGTTACATACATTGATTAGAGCAACTCTAATTGCTAAACCACTAATAAACCTTTCCATACCACTACACATTTCCAAACTCCATCTTTGGTCTCCATATACAAGATATGCATTAATATTCTTACCATCAATCTCTAACTGCATTCCAAACTCTACAATTTGTGCAAGGATGTTATTTACCTCACCCTCAATCATTGGTAGAGATTTTTCAATCAATTCATATGATACACCATCTTTCGAAAGTGCATTTAGATAAAAATCAAATAATTTAGATTGTTGTTCTAAATCCTTTACCTCTTGAATTCTATCTTCAATTGTTTCTTTTTGGTTCTGAAGAGCAGATATTTTACCATTTAGTTTAAGAACATCAGAGTTAACTCTTTTCAACTCATCTTTAACAGATGATTGTTTTGTTCGTACTCCACCAATTTGTTCTCTGATTTCTTTATTCTTCTGAATTTGTTTCTCATTCTTATAATATTCATCAATAAGTTGTTCTTGTTGAGCAGTTTGTGTATCTAATCGAATTTCTTCAGTTTCGGTTGTTGATAACTTGTTTATAAGTTGGGATATTTCTCTATCTAATTTATCCTCTTTATCTTTAGCATCTTTATATTTATCCCACTCTTCTTCATATGATTGTAAAGTTTCTATATCTACCTTAAGATTTAACCTATCTTCATTTTCTTTTTGTATCAACCCTTGATACTCTTTTATCTCAGTTTCAACCTTTTCTTTTGTTTCTAAAATAGATTTAGAATTTTCCATACAAATATCACACTCTTCATTATACTTGTGAGAATCTAAGTGTTCTTTTCTTTCATATAAGGAATCTAACTTTACTTGTAATTTATCTATATTTGATTCTACATCTCTTAATTTATCCTTTGATTTTTTTAAGTTACCAATACCAACTTCTAAATCTTCTTCATCAAATTTATCCAAAATCTCATCTAATGTGATTTGTTGTTCTTCTCTAAAAGTGATTCTATCTTGTAAAGAACCCTTTGTGGTTTCTAGGTTCTCTTTTTTGATTTCGAGGTTTTTCAATCTTTTCTCTAACTCTTCGATTGAAACTCCACTATCAGCGTTTAACTTTACGATTTTCTCATTTAGAGATATAATCTGTTTATTGAGAATATCTTCTTCATCTACCAAAGCCTTTTGGGACATCTCCAAAAGTTTATATTCGTTCTTGTCGGTTTTAAGTTCTGTGTCGATTTGAGCTAATTTTGTCGTAAAATCATCACTCTTAAATTTTCTGATAAGTGTTGCATTATCCCTATTTTCATCTGCTGCCTTTTGATATAATTTATCAAAGATATCTACTCCAATAAATTGAGAGAGTATCTCCTTACGTTCCGATTGTGATTTATCAATGAATAAAGCGTTGTTACCTTGTAGAGAAAGAGCAGTTAAAACAAAGTCCTCAAACTTACCTAAGTACTTTTCAATTTCTTTGTTGGTATCTTTTCTTTGTTCACCATTAAGTGATTCAACAACTCCAGCATCTTCTTTCCAAAAATCTACATCTACCTTTACAGAAGTTTTCTTTCTAACGTACTTAGCCCGTCTTTCAATAAAGTAATCTACCCCATCTATCTCAAAGTTAAACTTACAATAAAAGTTTTCTTTTCTATTGTTTAATATGTTCTTAGATATATTAGTACGAGAAGTTTTATCATATATACAAAAAGAAAGAGCATCCCACATAGATGATTTACCACTTGCATTTGGTGCAAAGATACCCATGATACCTTGTGCTTTATCAAATCTGATTTGATTACCTTCACCATACGAGAACATATTAGAGAACTCAAATGTTTTTGGTGTCCATAAGATGTTACCAACAGAATCATTATCTTTTATCTGTCCATTTAACTCTGTATTTATTTCTGATATCTTATCTAGTTCATCTGATTCTAGTAGATATTGTCTTTCTAAGTAATCTCTAATCAGTTGGTTTTGGAAGGTTTCATCTTTTACATTACCAACAATGTTTTTATTTACCTTTTGATTTGTTTTTAGTTGTCCGATTGTATCGGTTCTAGTTACAGTAACTTCAGCAACTTTGAATAACTTCTTTAGTTCAGTTATTTTTCTCTTCATATCTGAAGCTTCTGTTCTTGTAAACCTTAATCTTAATCTTGGATACTTTGGAAGTTTAGTACCAACTTCATCATACACCCATTGAGGTATCTTACCATCAACTACATCGACTGTTAAGAATCCATAATCATTATGTATGTGATGCTCGGTAAAGGTTCGAGTGGGTATATCCCACAATAAGTAACCATGATTTTCAAGTAGTTCACCATGATTCTGTTGAATCATTGAACCTGCATAGGCAACCCACTCATATCCTTCACCAAATGTTTGTCTTTTGTGAATATCACCCAACATGGCCATATCGTATCCATCAAACATATCTACTTGAAATGAGTTTGAAGAAACGGTATAGCCGATATCTGTTTGAGCTTTGTTTACTGGTCCATGAAATAAAACGATTTTATTTTCTCCATCAACGGTATCTCCCTTAGGCCAATTTTCCTTGTCATCCAATATAGAATAGACAACGAAAGTAAGATTATGGATATTATAGATACCAGTATCACGAAGATAATGAATTCTATCGTTGTTAAGATTTTCGATAATAGGCGTGAGTACATCTAGTCTGTGTGAGTTATTTAAGTTACAATCGTGATTACCTGTGATTAACACAGTTTCTCTTAACTTCGCACACTCGGTGAGAAACCAACTAATTTCGTGTACGAGTTCTGGTGACATCTCTGTTTTAGCATGAGCAATATCACCTGCAATATAAATGAGGGAATCCTCAATTTTATCTTCTTTTACTTGTTTTAGGAATTTTTTGAATACCAATTTGTATTCTTTATGCCTTTGTAGATTTCTAATGTGTAAATCTGCAAGGTGGTAAACTTTATTTACTATCATAAACCTTTTAATTTTTGTGATATAATATCACCAAATCCCGTCTGTTCGGATTCCTTTAATTTACTATTAACTTCTGAAAACCCCATATCAGATGCATCTTTATCTGTGGGTTTTATATTTTTTGTATCGATACCTTGTTGTTGAAATTGTATTGTATATTTTAGTGCTTGGTCTTGAGCATCTTCATCTAATAAAATATTAATATCTTTAACCTCGTTACTATATATACTATCATTTAATTTTCTTGGAACAAACTTACCAAGTAGAGGAATAGCATTTCGTTTCACAGCCATTGCATCAAATACTCCCTCTACTAAGGTAATTGGTTCATCCCAATTTATTTGGTTTTCAAACATTATAACATTTTTAGAAACCGGTGGATTCTTATACTTAAACTTTTCCTCATCGAATACAGAACGTGCGATGAAGTAATTGAGTCTATTATTAGAATCATAACTCGGAATAATAATACGATTGGCATAATGACCACCATCACAGTAACCAATATTATATTTGATAATATCTCCACGAGTGATACCTCTTCTTTCAGCATACTCCTTTACCTTTCTGAACAAAGGATTAATACCCTTTGGTTCTTTTAGAAGTGATTGAAACTCACTAGGTAACCTCAACTCTACCTTTTCATCTTCAGTATCCTTGTTGTAAACAACATAATCATCACCATATATTTCATATAACTTTCTCAATTTACGAGAATCTACATGAAGTCTCTTTAATAAACGATTTATTCGTTTTCCTTTTGCATCACATACCCAACAGTGCCATTGTTGTGTTTGTATGTTTATCTGTAATTTCTTTTTATGGTGATGACAAAATGGACAATAATGAGCTTGTTCATCATTTTTCATAGATGTACCAGGACCCAAAACGTCATCCAATATTGTTATAACAGATTGTTTTTCGTGATGTGAAAGCATAATTAGTCAATAAAACAATGTAAATATACGAAAAATATTTTAATTTTCCAAGTCTTTTCTAAAAAATTTTCCTAATAGATTATCGTTTAATGCCATATCATCACCCAAAACATCGTGTGAAAACTGTTCTTGTAACTCATAGTAGGTTAAAGCCTTCTTATTTTTACAAAATTTAAGGATTTTTAACTCCAATCTATCATTTATATCATCTCTCCTATCTTCTAAAAGAGCTGTTTCATTTTCATGAAACCATAATTGTACAGTAGGATTAGAAGAACGATACTTTCTCCAATCAGATTCTTTTTGAACCATTTCGTACTTTTTCATTCGTTTATCTTCAAGTTTAGCAATTTCTCGTTTACCAAATTTTCTTTTTCTAACAGAAACTACTTGTTTCTTTCCGATATAGTATTGGCCTGTTTCGCCATTTGTTATTTTGTAGATAAAACCAAAAGTTCCTTCTGGCATGTCTGATAATTCTGTTATAATTTGTCCTTTATATGTCCAACTCATAGTTAAAAATTTTGAAATCATTTGCGTACCTCTCTCGTACCCAAGTTAGAACATCCTTATCAATATATAGATGTTTATAAAAATTGTATTGATTTAGGTTAGGATGTTTATCATAAATTGGATTACGATTTAGATGTGGTATATTTTCATTTGATTCTACTTTCTCTAAAATAAAATTCACATCGTTTATGAAATTTTCATACCTTCCAATAAAACTTACTTTTTTATCTTCGGTACTTCCATTTCGTATAAAATAGCTTTGGGGAAAAAACAAATAATCATTTTTATCGATAGTTTCTATGAATCTATGTACTGACATGAATCCATCTTTTCTACATTGATGATTATATGCAGATGCAAATCGAGTATAAGGATTTCTTACAAAACACATGATGTAGTAATCCTTTATGTTCTCAAATTTACCAATATGATTATGTGATTTAGAAACCCATTCAGTACCTACTACGTTTTGTAGTACTGATGTAATAGATGTTCCACCAGTCTTAGGTATATGAATAAATCCCCATTTTTTAGAACGATTTATCAGTAAACTCAAATTATATATTTTATAATTGTATTGTAGAAGAGTATGGTGTTTGGTTTAACTTACCACCTCTAGCTTGTTTAAGAGCTTTTTCATCTTTAGATAGTTCTTTCAAATCGAAATCATCTTTAGATATAGGAGTCTTATCAGCTCCTGTTCTTGGAAGCTTAGAAAAATCTGATTTATCGTATAAGTCTTTAATTGAAGCCATAATTATTTTCCTCGTTATATAATATAAATATAACTTTTTTTAGTTTAACGATTTTTATAAGTCTATTCTAACTATAAAGTTAACATCCATATCAGGATATTTTTTTATTGGTTTTGGTAATTTTGCTGTTGCAACTAAATCTCCTCTATCGTTATATAAACCAATAGTTGTTATAAATGTTGTTAAGTATGAACCAGTTGGGTCTGTTAGTGCTTTTGAGTAGTAATCATCCCAAGAACCACTTACATAATCATTAGTTACAGAAGATGTTACTGAACCTGTATAGTGAGATACTCTTGAAATATCTTGTACATACTTTATTTTACGAGGTTCACTATCCCAATTTAATGGTGGTCTACCAAACCTTCTTGGACCTATTGGAGTTGGTGTAAAATCATACGAACCACTTAAAGTAACTTCAACTGCAGATGGATTTTGTGAGTAGTTAAATTCACAACTACCAGCCTGTACTAATACTTCTAATTCATTTATTGTTTTAGTAGAACGATATTCTAATTCATATGTGGAGATATCTTCTAATGTATCATCGTTATGAACATCATGTGTAGTAATAGCAACAATACCATCTTGATATAAAACATTACCATATTGAATAGGTTTTAGTTTTGATGTTAAGAAATTTAATGGTTCGGTAAATTGAATAGTACCTTGTGTTCTTATATCAGAAGAACCACTAATATATTCTCCACCAATATCATTTGTAAACATATCCCATCTAACAAGGGTTCTATCATCAGTATCTCCCTCTACTGTTAGTGTCATCTCTGGTTCCATTAAATCTAAGTCCGATGATAATAAAATAGATTCTGTAACAGATGTATCGGATACTCTCAAGTAAACTCCTCTACTTAAATCCCCATCATTACTCAATGAACCAGTTCCGAAAGAACCAAAATCTGCATCTAAGAATTGATATTTTTTTCTAGTTCCAACTAAGTTTCCTTTTTTATCATCAACAAGAACTGAACCAGATGCTAATTGTGGAGAGGTAAACTTTACTGAACCTGGTTTTATTTCATCACCATATCTACTTTGAGTAATTGGAATTAAAAATAAAGTTTCATCTATTCTTCTTTCGTTAGAAAAATCAGACATATCAGTTATAGCACCAAACATATTTATCAAACCATTATCAGTAAAGTATTTGTGTTTGATTGATTGATACATAGGATACTTATGAAACGATGAAGTTATAGAACCACTTACTGTTCTTTCAAAGTTATCAGAATCAAACATTCCACTACCTGTATGGAAATCAGATGATTTATCGTATATCTTTAATACAGGATACTCCGCATGAGTTGCGTTAAATTTCTTATAGACTTTGAATTGTCTATTAGATACATTTGATTTTGGAATATTCTTAAGCATATATTTCTCCTCTATATAAATATATGGAAACAAAAAACCCCACCGAAGTGGGGTTGTTTAAGGTTAAGTTCTATTAGAAGTCAAGTTTTACTTTGATTAATACTTCTTTATCGAATGATTTTTCAATTGGTTGTGAAGTTTTAGCAACTGCCAACATTTCATTTGCATCATTCATCAATCCAATTGATGTGATGTAAGTTCTTGGGTCTTGTTCAAAAGAAGATTCTCTAAACGTACCATCTGAACCAGTTACGAATGTTGGGTTGTTTGAGAAGTTAAATTCTCTGTTTTGTGCTCTTACAAAGTAATGTGATGTAGAAAGGTTTTCTACTCTTCTTGCTTGGAAATCATCACCACCTTTAATCATTTCATGTAGTAAATAATGATTTCTTCCTTCATAATCAAATCCTTTATATAATCCAGCTCCACCAACAGAACCACTATCAATTGAATCACCAACAGTAGCATGAATAGCTGCAGGGTTAAATACTATGATACCTTGGTCAGGATAGAATAATCCAAATCCTTGTCCAGCGGCAACACCACTAGAATAATTTTCTGCAATTGTTGCATCGTTTTCAGTTCCTAAATTAAGTGAACCACTAACGATGTTAAATACTCTACCAGCTTTTCCTACTGAATCAGAAAATTTCTTTCCACTATCATCGATGAACCTATGTGAACCATTAGAACCACTAAGTAGAATTTCTAAGTTTCCAGCATCTACTGATTCTTTATAGCGGGCACGAGCTATATTAACCACATAGATATCTTCAGAATCTACACTTGCTCCAGATGAAGATGCAAATGAGAATAGTTCATCATCTTGTTCTAGTAATATTTGTCTATATTGAGCATAAGTTGCTTTAGTTGCTTGTAGTGAATTATCATCATTTGCTAATGATACCGAACCACTACCATATTTGTTACCAAAAGCAACTGAATATTGTACTTCAGCAGATGCATCAGATGCTGGGTCTGTTGAGTAAACATTCACATAGTATTGTGTTGAAGCAGCTGTTTGAGCTGATGATGTAAAGAAATTAGATAGAGAACCAGTATCTCCAGTCCAAAGACCAGTTGTTACTGTTTCTACTTTTCCTTGTACAGTATCAAACTCACCGAATCTTTTATAGATTCCAGTAGAAAGATTCCCACCTTGAGCGGCAATCTTATCACCACCAGTTAGATACTGATTGATGATTTCCGATAATTGTTCAGAAGTTACTTCACCATTTTGTGCCGATAGATATGCTGCTAAATCGGATGATAAGTTTACTCCTGCTTGTCCTGTTATTTGTGCCATCTTTTATTTATCCTTATTTTGGTTGTACATAAGTAACTGTTACTGGTATTGTTTGTGAACCACCAGTTTCATTACCATATACAGTAATTGTTGTTTTTACAGTTGAGGTTATATTTGGATTTGGAATAAATGTAAATCCTAATCCAGTTTCTATTGCCGCAGTAGTTGTTATTTCATCACCAAGTGCCAGAGGAATAGTACCTGATGTTGCTGCTAAACCAGTACCAACGATTGAACCTGCATTCTTATTAGAAAGAATAACAGTATAACCTGATTGTTGATTTCCACTTGGTGAAGTAGTTGGTGACAACTGTACCTGACCAGAGTTTTGGTTTACTGATATTGAAGGAATACCAAATTCTACTTTTGGAATTTTCTTTGTTCCTTTTGGTAAAGTTACCAATTTATATTTTAATGATTGTGTTTCATCTGGTGAAGCTTCTGTGATTGGAATCGCTTTAATAGCGGCATCGTAGTAAGCACTTCCTTTAGGGTGTGCTGGTTCGTACAATGAATAATCAATCTCATCATCTCCCAATGCAAACTTAGTGATGTTTAATCCACCACCGTTAGCAAGTAGTTCTCTACCCTTTCTTGTAAGGATAGCATCAACTGTGATTTCTGCGTTATCTAAATATGCCATAATTTTTTTCCTCTATGTTATTCAATATATAAATATAACTATTTTTAATTTTATTGTTTTTATTTTTTGTTCACCTCTAAAATTGGTTCACCTTTTCCTCTTGCAGTATCAGCAACCTTAAGAACATTAGGGTTCGTACAGAAAGTTTCTACTGGTGAACGTCTATCTAAAGTAGTATTTGAAGTTTGTCGTGAACGTCCAAACAAACCTCTCTTTTTACCTAAATTAGAACCTGGTAGTTTACCTCCATTAGAATTTGCTCTCGATGCTGAGATTATATTTCCACCAGAAGGAGCTGGGTCACCAGGATTATTCATTACTATTATTTTTCTATCTTCTTGTTTTGTTACAATTTCATAATCAGGTTCTACAATCCAAACAAGTTTACCAAATCTAAAACCTTTTCTACCTGTTCCAGCAATAGGCCTTCTTTCTTTTACAGTAAATCTTTCAGTAACAACCCACACTTGTTTTCTTTCCTTTATCAATTTACCATTCCCATCCAATCTAGTAATGTTAGCATATCCATTCTGTGCAAATATTCCAGCCAATCCATTTTTAAGATTTCTAGGGTCTACACCAATTTGCTGTTGACCTTGAGTTTCGAATTGTCTTAGTAGTTGTTGAACTTTAAGAACATCTGTTATTCTACCATCTCTTAAATCAGCTGAACTAATTAAAGTTGGAACACCTCCACCCATTCTTGCATTATAACTAGGAACACCAAAGGTAAATCTTGGAGTTGTTCCTATCATTCTTCCTTCTCTTCTAAAGAATTCACTTCTGAATCTTAATCTTTGTAAAGCCGCAACTCTTGGGTCTAATCTTTTTACGTTTTGAGAACTTAATTTAACCTGGTCTTTTAAGTCAATCTTAGGGTCTTTTATTCTTGCAAGAACATCTTCTGCCGATGGCTTTCTATGTTGATATTTACTTCTTTCAAGTATATGTGGTTCAATTAATAATCCACTAGATACAATCGCTCTCGCAGGTACAAGAGTTTCTAATGTTTCAAATAATGATTGGTCTATATATCTTATCAACTGAATATATTCATATAAATTCAGAGTAAACCTTTCGAAATAATAGTTTCTAAGAGTTTTTAGTTGTTGATATTCTGCTTTATATCTATCAGATGGGTCTCCAATATAATCATCTATTTCAAACTGACCTAGTGATTTCATAATATCTGTATTAATCTCTTTTATTGGAGAGAAGAATAATCCTAACTTATTAGAATCAATAGGTGAAGTATCGAATGATTTTTTAGTTGAACGTTCTCTATAAGAAAGAGTTAACCCATTTGATATATCTTCATTTACACCTTCTTGTGTTTCAAATCTAAATTTATTCCCAACACCAAATCCACTTGAAGGAACATTTGCTGTTACAGTTCTTTCATAAGTTGTATAGTGGTATGGATAATCTGTTATAGAATCAAAGTTTGATGCAGTTACAAATGGAACTAAGTATGATTCATTTATAGATACATTTTTAATAGCAGTATCTGCATTTCTATCTTTAGGATATTCAAAATCTAAACGTAGAAGTAAATCTTCGGTAGATGATGAATGGTGGTTACCATCAATTGCATCTGGCATTAATGTGTGGTTATCTATTCTAGATTCACTCAATGCAGTTGTCCAATATCTAAACTCATCAATAGAACCAGTCATACTAGAACCACCAATAGTTAATTGGCTATCTAGTTCCCAAGAGGAAGTTGGAACATTAGTAACGGACATTGATACCGCATTTCTAATTCTTTCATTAAATCCTTCTTTTACATATACATCAAACGAACCAGTTCCTATATGTTGTACAACTATCTGATTATATTCTTCATTGAAGAAAGGAATATTTTCTGTTGATGAACTTAATAAGTTAGAACCACTTACATATTGTAGTTCAATCTTACCTTGGTTTCCTGATTGATATTTAACACCTAAGTTCCAACCAGATGAAGATATAAATGTTTGGTCTTGTTTTTGTTCAGTATTAAGTCTAATCTCAACAGCTTGAGGATGGTCTGATGTTTCTGTATATTCTTTCCATGGAACTAATATAGATTGAGAATCTTTGATATTAATTGCGGCTGTTCTATCTTCAAACGAGAACTTACTAACACCTCCATCCGCATTTCTAGGTCCTCCAAATTCAAGAACAGTTAGCATTGATGATGGTACACCATAACAAGCTAATGCTGCTTTTACTGCCCTACCAGTACCCTTGTGTTTTAGTAAATAAGGTAAGTTATTTAATAATCTTCTCCAAACTTCATTTTGTCTATCCTTACCAGTCATTGAACGAACTGATGTTCCATCTTCAGTTGTTCCAAATGCATATTCCCAAAGTGCCTGTGCACTCGCTCCCATTTTAGAATCCCAACCTAGGGATTTTAACATAGATGATAGTAGAGCATCTTTTATACCTGAGTTATATTTGTGTTCTAAGTTTTTAGATTCTGCCAATGATTTGGTATATGCCCATAATACATCGAAATGATTACCAATCATATTAAAGAACATTTTGAACTCTTCATTTTCGGTACTATTCTTTACATGATTAGGTAAGTTATTTACTAAATAATCTTTATTATAGTAATCATATTGTTGAGCAGATAGTGAGATACTATTTAACCAATCAACTGCTTCAGTAGAATCAGATGAAGATATAGAATTACCACCAGCACCAGGATATGTTAATCCATCCAATGATGAACTTGTATATAAGAATGATTCGAATCCATCAAAATTATCTGAAACTTTCTGTTTAGATTCTTCATTTTGTTGTATTTCTTTTTTGATTCTTACTGAACCTGTGTAGAAAGAACCTGATTTTAGATTTTCTATTTTATCATCATAGAATTCTAATAGTTTTATTTTATATACGAAGTTGTTAACTCTTTCTTCAGCCGATGAATATTTTACAAAATTATTCCATGCCCAAGTAGAAGTTCCATCTATAAGAACAGAACCACTTGTTTCTAAAGATGAACTAGCATAAGGTATCTTTAATGTTTTTAATGAGAACCCACTACCACTAACAAACTGACTCATTAAGTTGGTAGATGTTGTTGAACCACTTGCAACTAAGTCATCATATAGTTGGAATCCGATTGGGTCACATATACCTTCTCCAAAGTTAGGAGATAGTTCAATACACTCTTTTAATTCTTCATTTACTAAAGTAATCTGTTCTATTATAGGAAGAGATTGTATTTTTGAAATCCAAATCTGTTGGTTTGGTTCAACACTTCTAGGTAATGGTTCGTACATTTTAAGAACCAACGTTTGTTCTTCATGTGTTTTTTTATTGACTATCTGAGGTACGAATTCTCCATCTTCATTTTCTACATCTTGTACAACATCCTTATATTTTGCAAATGTTTCATAGTCAGTACACCATGTTGCAATAAGTTTATTATCTCCATCACCAAAGTGCATTAAGTGAGTTAGGAACTTTGAATTATCTTGTGCAAGTGCAGATGAATCAAATTGATGACATATAGCCTCTGATATATCTCTATGTACCTCGGCTCTATCAAGAACTAGATTACCTTTATCGAATGCAATTTTTATTGATTCGGTTTTACCTTTAGTTACCGAATCACCTTCTTCGTTATATGGACAGAAATATAAATCAAAATAAATCCAATCAGCAGTATCAAGTAACGCTTCTCCAGCTTGTTTTAATATTTTTCCAATATTAAATTCTTGAGAACCTTGTGCCGGTCCTTTATTTAATATTTTATTTTTATTATCTACTTTACCAATAAAAATATCAATGTAATTAGTATTAACAGATTCCCAATTTACAGCAAAGTCAATATTATATCCTTTGAAATCTGCACCAATAATTGTCTCAGGATAATCTATTCGTGTAATATCTGGTCCTGGTAATAATTGCTTTTCAATAACAATAACAGGTATTTGTTTAGCATCACCTGTACCATTTATGTTGGAATCGGGTTGTAAATAAACTTGATAAGAACCTGGTCTATCAAAATCACTTGGTTTTAATACAAGTTTATTTGTGTGAGTATTTTTTCTAAACCTTCCTTTAGTTTTTATATTAACCCAATCAGCATTTTTAGTAGTGTATGGTATTACAAGTTCTTTATCAGCAACATCACCAATATTAATATAAACAATATCTTGAGATACCTCTAAAATAGGTTTTGTGTATCCTGGTGCACTTTCACCACTAGTTCTAGTTTCAGTTACAGTATATGATGTTAGAGTATATGATGGACTAGGTGCTGGTTTTGGTTGATATTCTGGTTCAACCGCAATTTCTCCTTTAGTAATAGTAATTTTTAGATTATACTCTTTTTTCAATTCTAGAGCTTGGAATGAAAATCTAACATCCCCTCCCTTACCTACTTCTGATTTTTGTTCTGCTAATTTTTTTCCACTACCTACTTCATATAATGTATATTGATGATTATGTGTTGAAGTTGATGATGATGGAGTCCAATTTAAGAAAGTTGCAGTATTTATAATAGTACTTTGTGCTGAACCCGATAATGTTTGTACTTTACCACCAAAATCAATCTCACCAGTCACACCCATTGGTAAATCATGTGTAATATTAAGTTTAGTAGTGTTATCAACTACTGGTTCTGGTTTTGGTGCTGACTGATTATAAGTAAATGTTATAGTTGTACCTGTATTAGTTGGTGTAAGGCTAGTAACTAATTTACCATCTTTGGTTATATCAACTACATACTTAGTAATTGGTGCTACCTGATTGATTTTATCAACTGGTACTACAACTAGTCGTGTTTTAATTCTATAAACTTCGTTTGCTTTACCAAGAGCTGAATCTTGTGCACCAATAGTTCTACCACTTAAATAATCTTTGGCATTTGCACGATGTGAAACTGTATATTGAGTTTTTTCACCAGTATCAGTAAACAATGCACCACGAGCTGTATTTGGTGTAAATGTGAAATGAATATTGGTTGAAAAATCTTTTGGTGGAATTGGTCTTGATGGTTTCGGCTCGTCAGGCTCAACTCCGATTCTTACTTCTTTATCTAATTGTATAACCCCAATATCCCTACCAATTCTTTCTCCTGCATTCATTCGAGGTCCAACACCTATGGTGTTTACCACAATATCATTAAAAGTATCATCAACTGCAGGATTAAAAAAGTTTTGTTGTCTAATTTCTTCTGCTTGTCTATTATATTCATCTACTCTAACCTGCATTGGTTCATAAACAATATCAGGTTCAGGTGGTTTTGGCTTTACCACCGCTGGTTTAGGAGTTTGTTTTGGTTTAGCGGGTTGTGGTGGTGCTGGAAGTGTAAACTGAGGCTCAGGTCTCGGAGTAAACCTCGGAGTTGCATTAAAAGCAGCAGGTAAATCCATCAATCTATTTATCTCATTCCCAATAGGTACTCCTCCACTTGTTGGCCCACCTCCCATAAGATTGGCCATATTACCACCACCTACTGAATAAGCTGCGCCTCCAGTCATGGCCGCAGGTGTGAACCCTCCCAATATACCCATAGAACTAGTATCATACCAGTTAGAACCATTCCAAGTCCAGTTACCTACTGATTGTCCTACAAATCTTCCGTTAAATCTTGGTTTCATTGCCATAATATTTTATCCATACATATTCATACGATTATAATCGTTTTGAGTGAAATCACTTTTATAATTTATTATAAAAATATATTTTTATAATTGTGAGTTAATATCCCATTCGCATAATAAGTATGTTTACCATCTAATGTTAGTAGATAAACTGTATCTACTCTTACAAGAAATAAACTATTTATTACTATTTCTTCTTTTTCTCTTGTTAAAAATATATCACCTGTTTCAATTTCTAAGGTGGTTTTTATCATCCACTCATCTCCTCTTTTTACAAGATGTTTATGTTCTTCACTACATTCTAATAACCCATCATTGATAGAATAAACATTTCTATCATGCAACTCTTTGAAATCAACTACCTTATACTCATCATAATCATATTGTTCTATATTTTTACCTTTCCAATTATCTTCCACTTTATTCCAAGATGATAGTGTTTTTATATTCAACCCTCTTAAAGATTGTCCTTTTTTAACATCCTGAACATTTATCATTGTACCATCTGCAGTTTCTATTTTTGTGTCAGCAACGAGACATCCGCCTCCGCCTCCACTTGAGAATCCTCCTCCACCACCACCACCTTTTGGTGTTGGTTTTGGTGCAGTATATCCACATTTAGGACTATTGTATTGTGATGTAATAGGACTTTTTAATCCACCGTTTCCATCTGCATACCCTATTTTTCTAGTTGTACCACTACAAGTATCTTTTACGATAGTACCTCTTGCGGGGTAACTTGGTCTTGGTGTGACAGTACCCGCTTGAGTCCAAGTTACAGAAGCAGATTTTCCAGAGGCATCTCCACTACCAGTACAAGTAACTGTACCAGTTCTTGTAGGTCCTGTGTTTTCTGTAACTGTAACATTTGCTGTTCCTCCAAATCCACCTGGGATACCATTACTTTTTATTTGAACCCAACTTGGGAAACTACAAGTTACACCAACTTTACCACTACACTTTGACCTTACAGGTGACCTCATGTGGTCGTTGTTATGAAAAACCCAACCTCCACTTAATGTATTTGGTCTTTCTTTTGAGGTGAAAGTTCTATCTGAAGCTGGAATGTAAATACTTATTCCACTCTTATAGGTTGCACAGGTAGTTCCTCCACTTGGTTTAGGTTGTGGTGGTTTTGGCCTAGGGGTTGGTGGATTAGGTCTTGGTGGAGGCGGTGGAGGTGGAGGTGGTGGTGGAACCGGTACTTTTCTGTACTTAGTTACCTGAACCTCATATGTACACTTATCATCCACAGTTGCCGAAGCATTATAGTTTTTAGCCTTAGGGTCTCTACATCCTCTTATAGCAGGTTTCTTTTCTGTTGGAGGTTCTGCATAAAATTCACCATCCGATTTGACAGTTTTTAATATTTTATCAACCTTATCTAAAGTTTCTTGTTGTTTTCTAGTTCTAACTGTTTTTTGAGCTATATCTTGTTTTGGTAAATGATAATCAACACAATTTTCTGCAATATCACATAATTGCATTATTATTCCTTTACTATTAAAGTTAATACCAAATTTCTCACCAGTTGGTTGGCCAAATGTTGATTGTTCTTTAATATTAAAAAATCTATTATTTCTAAAGTTATCTAATGATTTATCAAATGAAATCTTTACTAAACTTAAAAATCTTTCAAAGTTATCAATTTTGAATTCCTTTTGTATTAACTTAATATAATTTTGACCATCTTCAATCTTTCCTCTAAGTTGTAGCATTTTTTCTACAATCTTAGTTATATCGAATTGCTGAGAAAATTCATCTAAAAATAAAACAACATCTGCAAAGAAATCATCTCCACTAGTAAATGTTTTATATCTTAAATCTAAATCATCATTAGGTAATCCAGTCGATTCATCTATTACTGGTAAAACTCTAACTTCTGTTCTAGATGGTGATATTTCATGTATCCATGCTCTATCAAACATTCTATCTTCAGAACCCAATCTTCTGTTTAATAAAGCAACTGATGTTTTGAATACACCTTGTGAATATCCAGCTTCTTTAATTAATTTTTCAACATCAATAAAAAATTCTTCTGCTTGATTTCTCTTTATATTAAATTTTGTTTTATCAGCTTTACTAAAATATTTTTTAATATTAGTATCTGTATATGAAATATATCTTACAGGTTTTCCATTTGAAGATTCTTGAGGTAGGGCGTTATCATTTGAATCATATACTATAAATTCAATTAAATCACCAACATCGAGACCAAAGATACCTCTACGAACTTCTCTTTCGAAAATTTCTCTATCTTTTTTCTCAACTCGATAACCTTTTTTTTCTTCTATGTTTTTGAAATCCTTCATTTATTATTTTTTATTCTTTCTAATCTTCCAACTCATCGAACTACCACTAGCAGTACTACCATCATCATATCTTACAGATATTGTAAAGTTTCCACTATAATCTTTTGCTGACCACCACATATTACTTTTCTCTGGAGCAGGTGCACCTCTTCCACCGATGTTTTTATTCATATATAGTTTAACATCTGTTTTTGAACCTTTTGCAATACTAACACTTTGTGATGTTCTTGGTTTACCATTATCAGTACCAAATCCAAGTGGACCATAACTAGATAAACCACCACTTACTCTTATACTTACTTGAGTAATTTTAGCACCACTATCTTTTAAGTTTTGTACTGTTAATGTTGCTATCTTACCTGGCTTTGGATTATCTACCGAAGTAACCCATTCAACATCATATCCATTTGATGGTGTATCTGCCTTTACTCCATAATAAGATTCACTATCACTCAATGGTTCTAATCCAGCTGCTGCCGCCGCTGTTTCTGCCGCCTGACCAGATAGTTGAGATTCTAATGCCTTTTGTTGGTTTTCTAAAGCCAATCGTTGAGCTTCAGCCGCTTTAGCCGCCGCTTCCCTTTGTGCCGCCGCTTGTTCGGTTTGTACCTTCAGAGCCTCCACACCAGCTTCAACTTGTCCTTCAAGACCAGATACAATTTTTCTAAGTGAAAGGAGTTCTTGTCTTAATACATCTTTTTGAGCAACTAAACCTTCTACTTGTGCATTTAATCTAACTCTTTCATTTGCTTCCTTAGTTGATTTTATAATAGCAACAGTAAGTTTTCCAGCCACTTCTTTATATCGTTCAGTTGATTGTTGTAATTGATTATCCACAATCGCCTTACTAACTTGTACCGCATCTACTTCTACTAAAGCGGCTTGTAGTTCTGAAGATAACCTAGCATTTTCACCCTCTAACCTACTAACTTCTTCTACAGCTTCTGATAGTTCTTGTAGAGTCTGTTGATAATCATCTTGTAAATCATCATATACTTCTCTAGGAACAACATCTGGTCTTGGAGGTCCTTCTGGTTTTACTAACTCATCTATTACAGTATCAACCGCCTTTTTAAGTTGGTCCTCTTTGTATGCAGGTTTTTCTATATAAGAAACAATCTCACCATCTCTATCACCCTTCATGTGGTCATATGGTTGGTCTGAGCCTGTTAGGAAAGTTGGTGAACCATCTATAAACGTATGGGTTTTAGACAAAGAATCTTCCGAGACTATGGCTCTGGAGCCACTCTTTACAAGTTCATCAAATCTAAATCTATTTTCTAAAGCCATTTTACCTCTCTACTGTAAACGTTAAATCTTTATCTGAAAAATATTCTATAACCCCATTTCTTTCGGTCTTTACTTCAATATAATAATCTCTTTCTGTTTCAAAGTTTGTAAGATTAAGCTTAAAGTAATTACCATTAGAATCACAAGATACTTTAGTGTAATCACTAAATGGAAGAATTACTTCATCTGTTTGTATATCTTTAATTTGATAATACGTTGTTGATGGTAAAAAATACACATCTGTATATGCATGTTGATTTGAATAAGTTTTAAGAGGATATTTTTCTCTTCCAAAAACTCTAATCTGTGGTGTACTTCCTTTTTTGTATTTTGTTTTTAATCTCTTAAATGTTACATGAATATCATCAGATGTAAGTTCTGTTAGCGAACCAGTAGAAAAAGATGAATCATCCCAACCTATTCTTATTTTTGGTTGGTAAATTGTATTTGTCTCTTTGGAGAAAAATTTTAGTTGGCCATAGTCATTTACATCATTCTCCAATGATGATGTATATTTTAGAATAAATCCTTCGTTTGGTAAATCACCACTAATCCAAGTATTAAGTGTTCCTAGAACATCCATTTCTATATCAGATGTCTCATATGAAAATGATTGTGATGAGAAAGAACCAGTAAACCAAATACCACCCTTACCATTAAATGAACCAGTTGTATCAGATGAGTGATTTTCTTGACTCATCCAGTCTTGTCCTGTTCTACAACTATTCCATGTTACACCATCTGTTGATATTTCATCAAATCTAGTTCCTATACCCATATCCCACGATTGAGATACTGCATAAGCATAAATTGTATAATCTGTTGGTATTTCACTTGATTCACATTCTCTAAGAATAAGTTCTGCAGAACTTGCAGTTATTTCTCCACTTGCTATTGATTGAGATATTGCATTAGTATCAAACTTAATTAAAGAATGAGATATATCTTTGAGATTACCATAGTATGTTTTTGATATCTCAAGTATCTCATCTCTACCTGTATTTTGAGATGGTTGTTGTAAGTAAATGGTTGCATCTTTTGATGCTGTTACGAAGTAATACATTAGATAACCCTCCCTTTTATATCTTTACCAGGATACTTTAACTCAAATACCGATGGGTCTAAAGATGGATAAACCATCTTACCTTTAGTTGCATTACTAATATTGTATTTGTGTTTAGAGTAAACTCCTCCACATTTATTAACTATTTCACACTTTGGTACAGATAACACACCCTCTACTCCTGCAATTATTAATTCCAATTCAGAAATATTAATTGGTTGATTAAATGCCCAATCATCAATATTAAAATATTTTTCTATTTCGGTTATACATTTTAACATTACTTCTCTTTTATTATAAGAGTTGTAAACCATTATCTCAAAGTCAACACCAATATTTATTACAAATCCATCTAATAAATTTATACCATCTGTTAATAATCTAAACTCTGATAAATATGTTTTAACATTTTCTTTAACTGCTTTATTTAATGAAGTTAAGTTTTTACTTGAGTTATAACCAAGTAAATATAAGTTTATAGCAAAAGGATTGTTTTTTTCTTCTTGACCAGATTTTCCAACTAAGAATCTCTGTAATTCTGTTTTTATCTCTTGTTCTGTTTTTTTATCTCCACTATTTAGTTTTTGAACCAATCCAGCAAATTCTTCAAGAGAATCAGGATTATTCAATATAGAACTAGGTGAATTATTATCTAACTCTCCATCTGGTGCACAATAAGCTTTTGCAACTCCACCAAACTTAGGAGGAAGTGCCAATGCTCTTACTTGATAATCTTTTCTTGTTACTGCTCTATTTTGTGAACCAAAGTGTGCAAGTGCATTTTCTCTAATCTCATCAATAGTTTCTGCACCTCTACCACCACTAGCAGGAATTTCATTTTCAGCTGCTATCGAGTTTTTAACAGTTCCATACATTTGTAGTTCATCATCATCAAACAAACTTAAATCTTCATCAAACTCCATCTTAGTAATTCTTTTTATAGATGCTTTTGATACATTTGATTCAACACCACCACCAACTAAATATCTAATAGATAATGTGGTATTTGATGGAGCCTGTCCATATGATTTAGATTTCAAGAAATTTGCTGGGTCAAATGATGCTCCTAACCTATCAATAGAATTATTTAATCCTAATCCTACATTCTTAAAGTTTGGTAAAAAAGTTTCATCAGATGAAGTTGAGTTACCCGCTCCAAATACAATACTTGTTGTATTATTTGGGTTTACTTGTCTAACAAATCTACGAGATGTTTTAGTTACTCTTAATATACTAGGTACTGAATCCTTAAACTGTGCCAAATCTCCATCAAATTGAGATGTGTTTGGATAATCAGTATAAACCATTTCTTGAGCAAGGTAAGGAACTTCGTACCATTTATTTCCATTTGAATCTCTCACATCATATATTTGGATAATATTAGTATCAGCCAAATCTATTTTATCAAATTGTTTAGGTGAACCAAATTCTATATTAACCTCTTTTTCTTCTGCTGAAATTGCATTAACATACTTTCTTATTAAGTAAAAAGTTGGTTCTTGTAATTCATTTCTTTCGTAAACAGAAACTTCTCTTTCAAACTCATCATTAAAATCAACAAGTTCTGTTGTTCTAAATATAACTCCTGTGTCGGATGTAAGTTCCATTCCTTCTTTTATTCTAAGTAAATAACCCTCATCCATTTCGAACCTATTATCACCTTCGTATAAGTTTCCACTTGCTCTCCTTTTACTTGGAGTAAGTTGGTAAACAGCAACTTTTGTTAATGCAGGTGAAGTAACTTTTGGTTTATATCCTAAAAAGTTTGCAAGAGCAACAACATTATCTTTATCCTCCGCAGTATGTATCATTGATTCTTTTAATGTATCATCGATATAATATCCAAGAACATCTCCTAAATAAGATGCCATTTCTATGAACATCATACCTGGTGATGATTCATTAAAATCAGAATATGTTGTAGGGAAATAAGTTTTAGCGTATTCAATTAAGTTATTTCTGAACTCACCAAAATCTTTATTAAGATACTGAATGTTCTTTCCTAAGTTTTTTCTATTTGTACTGTTTAATGCCATAATCCTATTCCGCTATTTCTAATGAGACTTGATTAGTATCTATTGAATCACCAACTCTAAAAGTTAGATTTAATGTTGCTCGGTGTCTATCTTTCATCTCATCAGTCATATCTATTTCTATTTCTTCAATCGTAACATAAGGTAACCAATAACTTACAGAGTTTGTTATTTCTTTTTGAACTGATGTTTCAAATTCAGTTGTCATTGGTTCAAACAACAATTCATGTAAACCAGTACCAAATTCTGGTTGCATGATTCGTTCACCTTTTCTAGTTTGTAGAAGATTTCTAATGTTAGCCGAAGCCGCATCTACCAAGTTAAACGTTGACTTAAAAAGATTTGCACCTAACCTAACAGGATAATCTAAACCATAAGCATGATTATCAAAATCAGAATCAGTATCCTTTACAATACGTTTTGGTAAAACATATGACATTATTTATCTCCAATTACTTCTTAAACTTTTTTACAAGTGCCGAATTATCTCTGTTTAGAATTCTATCTAATCCAGCTAATCCAGTCGATACACCCAATCCACCTTTTCTACTTCCTTGAGATGGCATATCACCATATCCCATTTTAGCAGCCATTGAATGTTGCAAGTTCGGTGGTACACCTCCTCCCATAGCAACATCTGTTGAATCAAATGAAACCGTCTTATCCATTCCTTCATTTACTGTTTGTTGTGGCAAATTATCTAATACAGATTTTGCTGACGCTCCTCCAGCTTTTTGTTCTTTGGTAAACGGTTTTGTGTTATTCAATACCTCATTTATTTTTTCATTTCTTGTGAAACGTTTTTGAGGTTGTTTCGCTCTTTCTTGTTTTAGAACCTCATCTACTTTTGTAAATGGGTCTATATCTTCTGATATAGTTGATAAAGATAAATTTTCCCCACCACCTATACTATTTATTCTACGAGAAACTTCTTCCTCTAATATTTTAGGAAAAGTTTTCGTTAGAAAAGCCTCGTGCTTTTTAGCAACTTCAGCTTCTACTATTGTTTTTATTACTTTTACTAGTTTTTTTGAATCCATTGTCAATTGTTTTCATTTATCTTAATATAAATATATTAATTTAGTTTTTATAGATTTTAAGTACAATCATTACAACATAACTTTCTTTCTTTTTCCAATTCTTTTTGTAATTGAAATAAATTTTTAGCAAATTGTTCGTTTTTATCTGGTTGTACAGCCGCAATACTTCCTACCGCTTTTATAGCTTCTGAATAGAATCTATCCATTCCTAATTGGTCTTTTTTAATCTCCGCATCTAAAACCATTTCGGCTTTTTCAATTACACCATCAGCATCTTGTAATTTTTCTTTTAATTCATCATCAACAGAATCTGCTGGGAAAGATGTATTTAATCCCAATCTATCAGCTTCTTTTTCAGTTTCAGTTTTTAGATTTCCTACTCTATTTGTATTTCGTATATCAAACTCTGCTGAACCATTATCTAGTGGTCCTGATTGGTTGTTACTTGTGTTTGGTGCATCAGTTGAACTATTTTGATTTTTAGTTATACCAAACATAGGAATATCAGGAATATTATAAGCTGTCCAATTAACTACACCAGGTGCAGGTATTGGTGATGGTGCCGATGGATACAAAGAAGTTGTCATAAACATTCCTTGAACAGTAAATAAATGTATTTTAGCAAACATTGTAAATGCACTTAAAAATGTAAGACAAGAAGCTGTAGGTATTTCAAATGGAACACTAGGCCATGTACCAGGATTTGTAACCATTCCAGATTGCATAAAAAGATTTTGTATTGAACCAGGTGCTGGTATTGGATAAGTTGGAAATGGTACAAGGGTTGCACCAGTCCAATAACCTTTAACAGCATTTCCTATATCTTTTATAAATGCATGACCAGATGGTGTTGTTGCCGCTAAAGCTGACATTTGTGATACGTTCATTAAGGATGTCATTAAAGGAATGTTACCTGCCATAATTGGTTCTTTACCAATCATAACACCACCCCTTCTCATACATGAATCATATTCAGTAACAAACTTAACACCAAACTGTTGAGGTGTGTTTATCGCTATTGGATTGTTCATGTACAATAGCATATTTACTTTGAACAAAGTCCACGACATAATTTACTCCGTAAAGTTTTTAGTTGATTTCGCATCTTTCAATTGAGATTTGATACGATTAAATACTGGTTTATTAATTGGTCCTGGTGATGTTGGTCCAGCTGGTGTTTTGAATACTTGTTGATTTATTGCATCTATAAGTTGTTCCAACAAATCAACTAACTTAGCACCTCTAATCAAAGGTTCTTTTTGTCCTGTTCCACCATTACCACTATCATCTGTATTCAGTCTTATTTGACCATCACCAGTTCCTAAGAAAAATGTACTGTTATTTCTATCAAGTGTTATGTTAACATTTCCACCAAAATCTAAATCGGCACCAGCCTCCCCATTATCAATCTTAAATGTACCATCTGAAATAAATCCATAATCTCCCTTAGAGAAAAATAACATTTCTGCGGCTTTTGATGAAATTAAAACTCTTTCTGAGTTTATTAGTATTTGGTCATTACCTTCATAATCGGGTAGTTCATGTTTTATGGGATTTGTTTGAAAGTTAGAATTACCCTTTTCATCAACAGTACCAGGTTGAAATGGGATTCTATATTTATCACCTCCCATTAGAATGATAGAACCATCCTTATTTATATCTTCTTCAGTTACATCATTAACCTCTAAATCATTAATAGATGCATCGTTTTGTCTATTACGAATGATTATAGTTGGTGAAAATAAATTTTCACTATTATTATATCCACTAAATCTAATTGATTGGCCAAACCTAGATTGTATTATTCTATCTCCTTCATACAATCTTAACTTATGTACATTTTCTGGTGAAAAGTATTCTCCTAATTCAGATTCTCTTTCAGAACTATTAGAAGTTGCAGTACCAGTTTGAGATGTTTCTGAGTATGAGTTACCTGCTCCACCTGAATCTGCTTTTTCTGATAGTTTTTCTTCTGCATTAATTCTAGCGTTTCCAATATTAATATTAACACTTGGAATTCTTTTATAGTAAGTTGTTCCAGCTACCTCTACTAATTGAACCGTTTCTCCTACAAGTGGAACACCTTCATCTGGTACTAGTGGTAAAAATAAAGGAAGGGCTTTTTTGTTTACAGAAAAATCACTAGCCTTTCGGATTCTTGCCGAACCAATATAAGCATCTACTAATTTAGTATTAGATTCTCCTTGAGATGATTCTATAATATTTTCATCATCTTCATTTAATATTATATGCTCAACAATACCAACATCAACACTTTTACCTGCAATGCTAAAACTAGATGCTCCTTGATATTGTTGTGATATTGTTTTTCTACCCATTACTTACCTACCTTTTGTTTGAGTTCCTCTATCTCATTTGTAAGTTCATCAACCTTGTGGTCTTGTTCATCAACTACTTCTTTTGCAGTATCTTCTATTTCTTTTAGTAGTTGTTCTTTTTCATCATCTGTTAGGAATCCTGTATCACCTTCTACCTTATCTTTAGATGCAATTATTCGTTGTGCAATTGCTGCCATCTTAATTAGTGATTCATCGTTTCTAACTGATGTATCAACCAAATCTTTTATGATTGGACCAATTACTGCCATATCACCAGCATGTCTAATTACCTTTTTCATTTCGGCAATCAGTTCTGATATTCTTTGTTTCTTGTTTTGTTGGTTATCATAGATATCCTTAAACAATCCACTTAAATTTTTACCAGGAAATAATTCAAAGTTTGTACTCATGATTATACCATATTATCTTGTATATAAATATGGTAAATCAAAAAAGTGACTATTTATCCATCCATTTGAAGAGTCTGTTCATAATAAACCAGAATGCAATTAAGATTCCAATTACCTTAGATAACATGAATAAATTTTCCATATTGAGGGGTTAATAAAAGACCCCACCGAAGTGAGGTCTTTAATCAATTGATTTTAATAATCCTTATTTTTTCTTAAGGATGTGGTATAGAATAAAGGCACCTACTAATCCAAGTAAACCTTCACTACTCAATCCGCCTAAAATACCCATAATGTTTTCCACTACCGAGTTTTCTGGCCAGAATGGTATCGCCATTCCTTTGAATAATACTTCAAGTACTACTCCAAGAGCGATGATACTTATACCAATTTCTGTTAGTGATTTGGCCCAATCGCCAATCTTATTTAGAAATTCCATATAGTTCTCCTTTGCTTTAATTAAGAAAATAACTTTTCCATATTCCAAAACATCGGACTGTCCAAGTAATAACTATGTAAGCTTGATAAAAAAAATAGTGAATATATATTGAATCCTCAATTAGAAGTGTGTATTGATGAAATATATATAAAAAAACCCCACAGTAGTGGGGTTGAAACGTTACTAATCACTTTGAATTACGATTAGGGCATATAACTTGCCAGTTTGTTTTCTAAGAACTTAATACGAGCTTTCATTTGTTCGTACTCTATCTCTTCATAAGTATAACGAGATTGTCCTTTCGGTTTAATCCAAACTAACTTTCCTTTGTTATACAACGCTTTTGTTCCTACATCATCACTCCAATAAGAATGAGTTAATAATTTACCATCTTCAGTTTTGATGTATGTTCCTTTTTGGTGTATAGAACCATCTTCGTTGAATGCTCTATACTCGTAAAGATTGTTATCTATCTGTGTAATAACTTTGGATTCTTGTCCAAAGAGTGGAATGGTACACATAGAAAATAATAGGATTGCTATTATTTGAACAATCTTTACTTTGATTAATTGTTCATTCATAATTCCTCCTTTAGTATAAATATACCAATGTTAAGAAAATGTTACGGAATTGTTAAATTATAGTATCTTTTTTTTGATAATGTAGTTGTGAATCACAAGAGTATCCATTTCACAATTTAAGAAGGTTTCTATTGCCGATTTGGGGTCTAATACCATTGTCTGGTCTTTTAGATTAAATGAAGTATTAATTACAATAGGATATCCATTATCAGTATTCAACTGTGTAAGTAACTTATATAATCGATTATGTTGTTTGTGTTGTAGTGATTGAATTCTAGCAGAACCATCTATGTGGGTTATAGCAGGAAGTTTATCTCTATACTCTTCTTTAACTTTAACAACTTGATTCATATATGGAACATCTTTAATATAATCAAAATATCTAGATTGTTCTTCTGATTTTACTATTGGAGCGAAAGGTCTAAACCCTTCTCTCTTTTTAATAATACTGTTCAGTTTATCTTTCATCTGAGGGTCACATGGATTGGCAAGAATAGAACGATTGCCTAATGCTCTTGCACCAAATTCCATTTTACCTTCAAACCACCCCACTACATTTCCATTTGTAATTTCTTTAGAAATGATAGGTATGATTTCAGAATGTGTTTTCTTCTCGAACCAAACATCAACATTCATTTCTTCTAATACATCTTCAACATCCGAGTTTAAGTAATGAGGTCCTAGGTATGGAGTTTTGTTGTCAGGTCTATGCTCTCCATTTCTAACATGATATAGATGTAACGCGGCTCCAATTGCAGAACCTGCATCAGATGGAGCTGGTGGAATCCAAATATTTCTAAAGTTTGATTTTTCTAACACTTTTCCATTAGCAGTTCCATTATAGGCACACCCACCACTTAAACATAAGTTATGAGATGAACGAAGTGCATATAATCTATCCACCAATCTAAAGAATAAAAATTCATATTCTTGTTGTAAAGTTGCTGCCAAATCTTTATGTGGTTGATTTAGGTTATCTTCGGGTAATCTGTTAGGTATCCCAAATAATTTTCCTAGTTTTTCATTAAACATATGAGTATCCGACCAATCATATGTAAAATAATCCATATTAAATTCAAACCCACCATCATCAGTAAGAGTATATAGTTTTTTGAATTTATGAGTAAACTTTTTTGGATTACCATAAGGAGCCAATCCCATAACTTTATATTCACCCTCGTTTGGTTTGAATCCTAAGAATGCAGTTATTGCTGAGTACAACATACCAAGTGAATGTGGGAATTTTATATGTTGTACTTTTGTGATTTTATTTGCCTCACCATAATACATACAAGTAGTTTCCCACTCACCCACTCCATCTACTGTTAGTATGGATGCTTTATCAAAAGGTGATGTATAGAATGCATAAGCAGCATGAGAAAGATGGTGGTCTCCATAAAATATTTCAATATCTTTATGAGTTATATCTACAATTTGATTTTCAAATCTAGTGTACTTTAGTTTATTTCTTTTAACTATATTAGTACGATTAAAAAATTGAGATATGGGCCCTCTCTTAACTGATTGTGTTATTCTATCTATTTTGGATTCAGGATTATCATAAAAAGCAACACCTTCAATATTAATTCCCTTAATATTAAATTCTTTATACAACCAATTGATTGTATTAATAGGAAAAGATGAATCGTGTTTTACACCTGTGAATCGTTCTTCCTCACAAGCACCTAAAACCTTTCCATCTTTAATTAAAGCTGCGGCACTATCATGATACCCACATGATACTCCTAAAATATAACCTTGCATTTATTTTATAAATATTCGTTATCTAAATAAGGATTTTCTTCTTCTACTTCTTTTTTAGGCTCCCAAAAAGAAGGTCTCCTTGGTTCTCTAAATTCACCATGTTCTAAATATTCATTTAGCATTTTTTTCTGATGTTTTTTCATTACGTTTACAACTTTTGTAATATAATGAGTTTTACAATCAGTCATTTCTCTTATAAGAAGATACAAATGCTTTTTATTAAAATTTTCAATGTGTTCACTTCTTCTAAATAATTCCAATACTGCATCTGCTATTTGTAAATCTCGTTTTTTTGTAAATACTGAATTTAAGTTTTCATCCCAATATCTTAACATTATATTCTTAAACTCTTTGAATTCATTATTTTCCTCTGATTCATAAAAATCATTTTCAGGATTCCATGTTGGTGGCATTTCTGAAAGAAGTGCGTTTTGTTTCCATCTTTTATAGTTACCATTGTTCTTTAGAATCAAGTGGTTTTTTGCAATAATAGTAAAGTAGGAAAAGGCCCTACCCTTACCTTCTTGGAACATATGAATTTTTTCTACCATAGTAGAAACTACTTCGGTTTGAATATCTTTTTTTGGTACATCAAAATAAGTAAACTTAAATGTATTAATTACATTTTCTGCTAATTTTTCAAATGGATATTTAATTCTTTCTTCATATATTTTAGACCTTTCAGCGGGGTCTTTACTTTTATTGTATTCTATAATTGCTTCTTGAGCAGGTGTTCCAAAATATATCTTGGATTTTTTTCTTCTAGGTCTAGGCATATTATTTTATATCGGTGTTTAGTTCATCAACAACCTTTTTTAATTCGTCAAAGGTAGCACCTACCTCATCATCTTTTTCAAAAGCTTGTTTATGGTCAAGTACTCTCATTCTATCCAATGATGCTTGTACTTTCTCCTGTACGAACTTATTGTTTTCTACTAATGTATCTTCCAACTGTTCATTCTGTCTTAAAAGGTTTCTTACACCTATTAGTAAGACAATATTTAATATAACCGAAATACCAATAATGATATTATAGGTTGTAAATAGTTCTATCATATTATTTTATATTTAATTCGTAACCACTAAATTGAGTAAGGTACTTTGTTAACTTTGTACCATTACCATCTGAGAAATCTTTCCCTTTCTTAAAGAATCTCTTAACATTACCAGGACCTGCCAAATGAGCAGCTGCCAATATTCCACTTTCAGTAATAGTTTCACCATTGATAGTTCTACCATCCCAATAAATTATATAATCTTTAAGAATTTTTTTATTATGAGAAAGTAAATCTAACATAGCCTGTTCCTGTAAATTTGGGTTATTTAAGAATTCTTTTTTAGATACTTTGTATCCGAGGTTTCTTAATGTTTTTCTACCAAACTGATATTTTCCCATGTAACCCCATTTGTTTACAACATCATATCTGTTTGAAGATTCTCTCATTCCTATCGCATCAAGAAACATTTCTTGTTGGTCAATTTTGAGAGGTTCAACCTCAATTCTGATTACTGGCATTTCAACTGGTTGTGTTGAAATAATAATCGGTTCTTCTTGTTTGAAAAAGAAATTATTTGCAAATCCTGTCGTTACTAGACAGGCTAAAATAATTCCTATCGATTTTTTTATCAAATTCATATGGTACTCCTTCTGAATTTACTATGTAAATATACGAAAAATATTTCATATATCCAAATATTTTTTAACTTTTTTTAGGCTTTTCCTATTGGCCCCCAATATAACCCTTCCATTAGTGTTTCATCAAATGAATCGCTTATATCTTCTTCTATGTTTGTTGTAATTTCTTCGGATAGCTTTTCTTTAAGCTCCTGAACTTGTTTCTTTCTTGATTTAACATTACTCATAATCAATTCCTCAAGTTCATCGTGTGATACAACTTTTTTTTCTATAAGAAGTTCGCACAACGTTTCTATAACGGTAGATTGTGTAAATAATCTCTCGTTAAGGTTTTTAATTAATTCTCTTGATGTTAAGTTCATCTAATAAGTCCTTTAAGTTATCTACATCTTCATTTCCATAGACCAAATCACCAAATCCCTTTTCGATTGATTTTTCAGTATATCCCATGGCTTGAGCCATTCTAACACACATAACTTTGAATTCACTAATATCCATATCATCTGGTACTGTGAATTCTATTTCTTTTGCTTCTCGTATTTCATTTACGAGTTTATCGGTATATCTAAATATAAGTTTTCCCATCTTTCCGTAAGTTATAAGATTTCAGCTCCACTTTTTAATAGTGGTTCTGCTTTCTTGTATTTCATAAATTGAGTAGTTCCATCGGATAATTTTACCATTACCCTTTCGTTTCTACCATACTTTTTTTCTCTAATAATTGTTTGAGTGTATCTCCTATCTGAATCAGTTATTAACTTCCCATCCAAGTGGTCAATCTCATGTTGAGCACAAACACACTCTAACAATCCCTCATCATTAAAAAACTCATCTGAGTTTTCCCATGTACCTGTTTCTGAATCAGGTGAGAATATAACTGTTCCTAAATTATCACACTCTAAAGTAAATGATTTATGTCTTACGGTTTTAACTGGTTTTCTCATTGTTTTATCTAAGGATAAACATTGTTCTACATAAGCAACTGTATCCTTTGATACCTCAGTTACTTTTGGGTTTATCAATACTAAAGGTTCTTTAACATTGATTACACAAGCACGAACATCTAATCCTATTTGATTGGCGGATAAACCTATACCGCCATGTCTTTTAAGTTCTTGTAGAAGAGTTGTTGATACTTCATCAATCATCTCTTGAGTCATTGGTTTTGGAGGTATAACACCTCTTAACTTATTTGGGTCTTTAATTAATTTCATTCGAATAAATTTAATTGTGTTTTGTCTTTTACTAATTTTCTTTCTGATATATCCGAACCAATTGGTCTTTCATAAACAGTTTCACCACCATCAGGTGATTCATATATTATACCTGTTAATCCCAGTCCATCTGTTTTATCAATTCTATCCCAATACATCTTTCTAATTTTCGCTCCCAATTCTTGGTCGTTGGGTGTTTCTTCCACTAAAGATTTTATATTTACAATCATCTCTCATTTTCACTTTTTAATAACCAACTAGATGATTGAATCTTATCACCAAGTCCATCAATTAGTTCAATACCAAATTTCTCACATATTTCTCTTTCAGGAATAGTATCATTATTTTGGTCACCTCCATTAGCAAAAGCCAACTTTAGTGAATCATAAAATTTATTTACCATTACCTCTAGTGTTTTGTTTTGTGTAGAATCCTTATCAACAGATATCCAAGCCATATCTACTACACTTAGAGCTCTGATGATTTCAATTCTTTCTTCCTCATCTTGGAAGAACTTAGAGCCTTTTAGCTCTCTTTGTTTATCATTATTAACTATTACTATCAAAATATCCCCTACCTCTTTGGCCTTTTCAAATAACTCTAAATGACCTTTATGAAGTGGATTGAAATATCCTGATACAATAACTGCTTTTTTCATTTAATTATACTTTTGTTATACAAAGATACGAAAATTATTTTACAATTCCAAATTTATTTCCAAGAAAAATTTGCACCCATGTGTCCGAATGATGCCGAATCACCGAATATGGGTTTTTTAAGTTCTAAGAAATCTATAATTCCTTTTGGTGATAAATCATATCCTTTAATAAATTCATGTTCTCCATCAACCATGGCAGTTGCTTGAAGAGGTTGGTCATATCCAATTGCATATGCAAGTTGTACGAATACTTCCTTTGCTCCTCTCTCTCGAAGAATATCTACTGCGATTCTTCTTGCCATGTAAGCGGCACTTCTATCAACTTTAGTTGCATCCTTACCACTAAATGCTCCACCACCAAGTGGAACTCTTGGGCCATAATTATCTACTGCTAATTTTCTACCAGTCAACCCAGCATCGGCGGTGAACCCACCAATGTTCCAATCACCTGCAGGATTACAATGTAATGATTCAATATGATACTGAGGAAAATCCTCAAAGTATTCCATTACTAATTTTTCTAATTCATCTGCTGGTGCACAACAGAATGATGCAACAACTCTTAATGAATTACCATTCATCGTAACTTGAGTCTTACCATCAGTTGGATATTTGTTAAAAATAGATTTATTAAGTTCTCTTGATAAATAATATTCCTGTGGAAGATATTCTTGATTATCATCACAAGCATAACCAATCATAATTCCTTGGTCACCTGCTCCACCAGTATCAACTCCATTAGCAATCTCTGGTGATTGTGTATTGATGTTGGTTATAACTTTTAGTGAATCATCAGTTGTAATATCTTTTACTACTGATTCTATTTCTTCATCTGTAATTTTATACTCCGAGGTAACCTCACCTGTTACATATACTAACCCATTGCCTCCACAAGTTTCTATTGCTACTCGTGAATTTGGGTCATGTGTTAAGTGAATATCTAATAATGTGTCTGAAATTCTATCACACATTTTATCTGGATGCATCGGAGATACACATTCTGCTGTTCTAATCATTTATTTAATTTTTGTTGTAGTTTTTGAATTTTTAACTTTATTTCTTGTGTTTGTGGTTTCACAAGTTTTAACTTTACTATTTCTTCTATTACCTTTTCGTTATCCATTTTTCTTCATTTGATTTAATAAGTCTTTATACTTTTTATTCCACTTAGAAATTTCTTCTTTATATCCTTGTTTTATAGACTCTTGTTTTTCTAATTTTTGTCTAAGGTCTTTATTTTCTTTTTCTAAGTTTTCTATCTTAAGTTGGTATAATCTTGTATGTTCCATATTAATTACTTAAAGGTGCTTTTATTGTGGGGTGAGATTTATATCCTATGATTTCATAATCAAATTCACCATTTAGAATATCCACATTTGATAATTTTATTGTTGGTAGTTGGTATGAACTTCTTAATCTTTGTTCTTCTGCCTGTTCTAAGTGATTCTTATATAAGTGAGTATCACCTAAGTTACCAATCAGCTCACCAGGTTGTAAATTTGTTTCTTCACATAATAGTAGTAATAACATCCCATAAGATGCGATGTTAAATGGTAACCCCAAGAAAGTATCAACACTTCTCTGATTCCATAATAGAGATAACTTACCATCGTTTACATAACATTGAAAAGAATAATGACAAGGTGGTAAAGTCATTTGGTCTAACTTACCAACATCCCATGCAGATATCATCAATCTTCTACTGTGGGGATTTTCTTTTAAGTTTGTAATAAGTTCTTTTAGTTGGTCAATATGTCCTCCCCAAGTTTTCCAAGCTCTCCAACCTTTTCCATAAACAGGACCAAGTTCCCCCCATGTTCTTGAAAACAACTCATCATCTTTTATTTTTTGAACAAAATCTTTTTCTGATAGATACTCATCCAAATCCCATGTAGCTGCTCTTTCATATGTTTTATAAGCATCACCATTCCAAATATTACATCCATTCTGAACAAGATATCGGATGTTGGTATCTCCTTTGAGAAACCATTTTAGTTCTGTCATGATTGATTTTATCGCCATCTTTTTTGTTGTAAGAAGTGGAAACCCATCACTCATCTTATGTCTGATTTGTTTTCCGAAAACAGATATTGTACCTGTACCAGTTCTATCGGTTTTTTCTTTTCCTTCTAATAATATTTCCTGAAGTAATTGTTGGTAGTCTAAATCTAAGTTATTCATATTGTGCTGTCATTCCATCATAGGATTCAAACCTATAATATACTGTTAATTCTTCTCCTGCCTTTATTGGTCTTATAGAGTGTAATGTTCTTTCTTCTGTATTGGTACTGATATAACAATTAGGATTTTCACTATGATTGATAAATCCACCAAGAGGAGTTCGTACCCATTCTCTTCTTGTGGTAGAAACTGCAAATACATGAGTTTCACCAAATACTTCTCCAGCTGAGAAATCTCTTTCTGCAGTTAACCCTAAACCCTCAATTGCACTTCCCATTATTGTTAACCCTTCTGGCAATGGTCTATATGTATCTTCGAATTGTTTCATTTTATATTAGCCAAACGTTCTATTTCTTTTTTTACTTTTATGTTCCAAGGCCCCCAAGTGATATTATCAATCAACCACTTTCTGTAATAAGGTGGGATTGATGCAACTGGTTTACCTTTATATTTTCCAAAGGTCATATAAACCTTTTCTATATCACCATCTTCATTCTTCTTTTCTGCAAGATTAATACCACCTTCTAAGTGGATTCCTATTTCGTGCATTGGAATACCTGTGATTTGTTTCTTACCTTCACCAAACAATTCCCACTCTTCACCACCAGTATCTTTATAATATAGTTCTTCTACCTTACCAAACTTTTCTACTGAACCTACAAAATCAACAACTAAACAATTTTCTTTTTCATCGTGGATACGAGTTCCTCTACCAACAAACTGATACCACCAAGAGATTGATGCGGTTGGTCTACCTGTAATCAAGCAATCTAATTCAGGATAATCGAATCCAACTGTAAGTACATTAACTTGTACAATAACTCGTATCTGTTGGTTTCTAAACTCTTCTATGATTCTCTTTCTATCTGCCTTAGGAGTTCCACCATGTACAACTGCAGCTTGTGGAATCTTTCTTGCAAGTTCTGTTGCTTGTTCTATCGTTGGTACTGCAACAAGAATAGATTTTCTATCATATACTTCTTCAATCTTCTTTACAATCTTATCACCAATGTTTTGGTTCTCATAAGAACGAGCAATAGATTCTTGTGTATATTCAGCACCACTTGAATTGTAAACTAAGGCACCAGTATCGAAATCATAAGATTGATATTCTAATGGTGTCCAATAACCCAACTTAACAATATCTTGAATCTGAGAAACATGAAGAATGTATTTGAAGAACACTCCATGTTTAGAACGATTTGTTAACATTACCAACTTTGAATATGGGCCAGTATCTCCCATGTTGGTTTGTAATTTTAAGGGGGTTGCAGTAAGACCAAGTACATGAGTTGCTTTCATACCATCTACAAACCTTCGAAGTTGACCGGATTTGTTTCGTGGATACCTATCGCACTCATCGATTATAATCTTAGTGACCCCCATATCTTTGAATTGATGTGCTATGTTAATTATCGAACCGATAGTTGCATAAGTAACATCACCCAATTCTTTACTACCCATTGAGGCTGAGTAGATTGATGCCTCTCCACCAAGTGTTATGAACTTATTATAGTTTTGTTCTAATAGTTCTTTTGATGGTTGTAGTACAAGAATCTTTTCACCAAGTTCTTTTGCAATTGCAGCGATAACAATCGATTTACCGAAGGCAGTTGGTGCCACGATAATTGATGGTTTCATCTTTGGAGTTCGTAAAAACTCAACTCCAATTGCTACTGGTTCTATTTGATTCTTTCTTAGTTTCAAAGTCCTAAATCTTTTCTAATATCTTCTTTTACTGTTCTTAAATATTTGGTTCTTTTTTTATGAGAAACAAAAGGAACAGACCAGAATTGTTTTGTTTTGAACCACATAGATAACCTCCAACCAAACACGAAGGTAAATACACCCATTACTAGTCTTAGTTTGACTGAGTTAAGATATAGAGTTCTAACAGGTAGTGATGGAGCTCCATGTGTAATGTAAGTTCTAACTTTTTTATCTTTAAGGAATGGTTTTGGATATGCATATAGTTTTGTAAAGTTTACAAACTTATATGCAAAACCTGGTGTAAATACCTCATCAAAGAATACTTCCATTCTTGGTGTTAACCTAAACCACCATACTGGTGAAATAAAATAAATATGAGTTGACCAAGTTACCAATTCTTGGTACTTCTTAATCAAATCTGTTCTTGGTCTTTGGAAACTATCTCTGTATAAATCAATCACTCGATATGATTGTTTATGTTTCCTCATCTGTCTTGTAGCAGTTTTGTAGATACCATTCCAACAGAATGATTTCTTATCAGGATGACCCACTACAATTAAAATCTTTTTTTGTTTACTCACAACTTATATTTCTTTTTATATTTCTCTAAAAAATACATACCTACTCCTATTTCTAAAATCTCATGTTCATATGGAACATAAGGTTTTCTTTTTGTAGTAGATATAATATCATCGACTCTTACGTGCTCAAATACCTCGATGAATATTTTACCATTCTTTCTTGGCTTCTTGTGTACTACAACTACCGGTGATATTCTATTGTAGTTACCCACTTAATAAACCATATATTATAACACCCAATATAACAACTAAAAGGCCCATGCAAGAAACAAACATTAGTTTTTCATTACTATTGGCTTGTTTTTTACTTCTACCTTGTCTGTATTTCATATCATTTTCCGTCATGATGTCTCCTCTTTAATTTTTTATATTTCTTTTTAAGATTCTTAGCATCTGCTCTTTTTCTTTTTTCAATAGTTTCTAAAGTTTCTTTAACTTTCTTTCTTTTATTCCTAGCGGTTTCTGATTTTTGTAATCTTTTTCCTCTATCCATAATAACTCCTTATATAAATTTATTAACATTGATTTTCTTTTCAATATCTTTTAACTTTTCTTTCATGTAGTACTTTGCATATTCTTCCATCAAAGTATCTAACATTGTATAATGTGACCAAGCCTCTGATTCAATGGGTTTGTTTTCCCATTCGTTTTCGTCTAACCACTCTTTAGGTTTCATCATATTACATCATCATTTCTACTTTTAATCCCAAGTAGAGTGTTACACTTACAATTGTTATTAAAAATATCCAATACAAAATTTTCTTAAAAGTAAAGTAAGGTGGAGTTGTTGCCCACTTCCATCTTTCCTCACCTTTTGCTTGGTTTCGTTTGTACATATCAGTTTTCTCAAAAAGGTCTTGACCAAATTGATATAAGAAAAAAATTGTTCCTACGAATATAAAAATGAATATTGTTTCCCAGTTCATATTTTTATTTTATATAAGGTAATATTGATAACTCTTTTGCTTTAGCTTCTACCATAACATCTACATCGTTGCCATATAAGTTAGGTAACTCGTTGATGTAATCTGAATGAGCTTGTGGTTTTAGTTTCTCATTACTCTCATGTAATGCTTTTGATTCTGAATAGTGAACAATTGGTTTGATATTTTTTGGCCATGTAGAGATTGCCAATTCAAGTGCCTCTTGTTCTGATAAACCACCTGTGTTGAATTTGTGGTGGTGATAATCGAATACAATAGGGATACCAATTCTTTCGTGTATGTACATCAAATCTTTTACTGAGTACATAGATGCTTTATCATCATTCTCAACAGTTAACCTACCTTGTACTGATTCTGATAATCTTTCAAAGTTCTTACAGAATCTATCCATAGCAGATTTCTTATCACCATACACACCATTACAATGAATGTTTAGTTTGTTGTAAGGTGTACGAGATAATCCTAACATATCGAATACTTTACCATGTAATTCTAAATCAGTAATAGTATTTTGTACAACATTCTCTCTTGGAGATACAAGTACATTGAAAGGACCAGGATGTGCGGTGATACGAATACCATGTTCTTTAGCGTAATATCCACATGCCTGAAGTACTGTTTCAATTCGTTTGTAATATGGTGAGTTTTCAATGCCATACTCTGAAGCCCATGGAAATATATCAGAAGATAATCTAAAACATTTGATATTGTTCTGATTGTTCCATTCTAAGATAGTGAATAAATCTCTAGCGTTTTGAAGAGATAATTCACCAGCATATCCAACACCCTTCTCTAAAAAGGTTCTCTTAATCATTGAACGATTAGTAGTTACTTTTGGTTTTTGTTTACCCAAAGTCATGTTAATACAAGCGTATCCTAAATTCATATTATATCTTTTATAGTTTATTTACAAAGTAAATATACGAAAAAAAATCGATATATCCAAATTTTTTAGTAAGTTTTTGTAGTAAAATCGTCAGGATAACCTTCTTTTAACTTATCAAGCTGTCCTTGAGAACCACCAGCATGATTTAACCAGTACTCAATTGCCTGCCTATTGTTAATCCATCTTTCTTTTTTTGACCAATCAAACCATGGGTGAAACCAATATGCTTTACCTTTATATGATTGTTTCCATCCATCGGTTTCGTAATATTTTCTAAGTTCCTCTTGTGATATCTGACCATCTCCATCCAAGTCAGCTTCTCTTTCTTCATCTGATATTATACCATCGCCATCAATATCTAAATCAGATTCATCAATAGAATCTTCCCATTCTTCATCTTCTAAACCATCTCCTAAAGTATTATCCCATAAATCATCTTCTTCATCTTCCTCAGGTACTTCATCATATAACTCTCTCTTACGAATTACTTTTTCTTTTTTAACAACACCTCTATCAATTAATACAGCGTTGTTAAAAGCAATTACAAGTGCAACCGCCAATGGGTCAAATACAAATATAATAATTAAGATAAACCAATTGATAATTTGGTCCATGGGTTTATCTAACAATCCACTAAGATATTGTAGAGGTCCTAATTCGGATGATACTCCCTCCATTGATTCAACATCTAATATTTTTATTTGAATAGATTGTAGTGAATCTGCCGCTACTTCTCTTTTCGCTTGAACACCTTTACGATTTTCTTCCTCCACTCCAATACGTTGTTGAGCCAATCTAAGTTCAGTAGTGGAGATTGTGTTTCTAACGCCCCCAACCACCGAGGTGTCTCGTACTTGGATTGAGGAACTCCTTGCATTACTGAGAGTACTAATGTTATTACTAATTCTTTCAAGTTCTTCATCATAACGTGCTAAATCATCAGCCCAAAACTTTTCTTTCTGTTGTAAGAAAGCCAATTGTTTTTCTTTTATGTTGAATTGGTTAAATGTATCTTGGAATGCCGATGTTAAGAATCCATAGATACCCAATGATGTTATAAGGATTAAAATAATAACTGCTCCACTTAGATACAATCTAAACGCTTTATTTATTTTATCCCAATAGTTGTAAAGATATCCAGCGGTAATAAGTTTAGCAGCTTCTAATGAACTTGCCATGATTATTACAGATAATGAAGCACCAGCAAATAGTTTAGATAAACCACTAACTGAAAAGAACGCCGCATTAAATGCCACGAATAAAGCCGATAATCCTAATAATAAAGTTCTGAATTTCATAAGGTCTACCCCCTAACTACAATCTCTCGGACTTTCTCCAGTCCTCCAAGTACTTCTCGTAGATAAGTATCTGCCGTTTTAGAATCGGCAGGTCTTTCACCTGTAACCATTTCTTTTACAATCTTAACTCGTGTTTCCATCATTTCGATTGTATCGTCTACTTTTTGTTTGTAAATATCTTTCATTTGATATATTTTATTGTTACTATTATAAATATTAAGATATAAAATTTCTTATAAATAATGTATCCTTGAACCTAACGATACTCTTTTATAATTTTTAGGTACATCTTGTGTCATGCTGTGCCAAGCATCATAGGTATTTGAGTGTAATACTGTAATTCCATTTTGGAATGGAATTGATTTTACTTTATTAAACATATGTTTTCTATGGGTAAATGCATTACATGGATGTTCATATGGTAACTCAGAAGGTATAAATGCATCTTCGTAAATATCATTACCAATGTGTTTATAAAAACTAGTACCAATATCTGTGTAATCGTTTGTTGGTGGTACATAAGTTTGCATAGTTACAACAGGATAAGGTATTTTACTTTTATAATCCGCACCACCTGGATGTAAAAAATCTATATGTATATCGGTTGCGTCCCCACCTGTTTTGAAAGTATCTTCCCAAATATAAGTTGTAAATTCACCAAGTTCTTTAGTTTGTTCTTGATGTAGTTCTAGATTAAACTTTTCTAGTATAATTTTTTTTATTTCCCCCTTTTTCTCAAATGCATTCATATGAATACCATCAATAGTATCCTCGTAATACGAATCAGTAAATTTAATAGGAGAAGAGGCTCTTCCATTAAATGAGTCACTTTGTTCAATATGAAACTTAGTATAATCTATATGATAGCCCAAGTCTAAAATCATATGAGGAAATGGTTCTGATAAAACCTCAGCAACTTTTAGTTTTTCTAATACTGTATTCAAATATAAGTGATAATAATCATTCATGTTTTATATTTTTGGATATGATATATACATATGTTTTCTAACTATATCTTCTTCGATATCAGGTGAAGAATGATAAGATGTCATATCAGATAACATTGCATATCCTGTATTTAGTTTGAATGGTGCTCTGAATATAAAATCACAGTTTTCTTTTCTAAATCCCTCTTCCCAATCTTCAGAGTATTTGTGTGGGTCCCAGTATTCAGTACCATAATCTATCGTAGATTCATCATCAGGTAAGAATATTCCTAATGTTATATAAAAATCATTGAAATCAATATGTACATCATTAACAGTAAAAGATTGAGTATCTTCCCATAAACTTACACCTGGTGTTCCTAATTCTACCTTTTCAAATAACTTGTCAACTAATGCACATTTAACATGAATATTATTAATAACATCAGTATAAAGTTCGTTTAGGTATTTATGATTTTTGAAATCATGGAATTGATATCTACCTGGTGGTTCACCTGTACTCATCTCATCTCGTGATGGCCAATGATTTTGTATATTACTTAACAAGGTTGGTTCAATTATATTATCCAACATTATATGTTTAGATGGATATACCTTTAACTCAGAATCTTGTATTGATTGAAGAGCATGTTCTGTTACCTTTGATATCTTTATTTCAAATCCATCAGGATGGGTTATACTTTCAACCATCCCACCCATTAGTAAAATAGGTAATCTAGGATATCTTGGTACTTTTCTCTCATCACAATTACAAGAATTCATATAACCACACTTAACACACCTAACCCTCGGCCAATCGGGGTCGTATTCTGATGGGTGGTATGGTATTCCTTCTTTAGTTCTTGCCATTGTATATTATAAATATAAAAAAAGGGGAATTGCTTCCCCTTCTCTTATTGGCTCAAAATCAAGATTAATATGCAATCTTTAGTGATTTTGCTTTTTTATTGACCTTTTTGTCAATAAGGAGAGTGAGTAGTCCGTTATCGAACTTAGCAGTTGTTTTTGTACCATCATAATCAGTACCAACTGTTAGTGTTAAATCAATATCTTTAACAAATGAAGAAGTATCTTCTGCTTTTTTAGATTTGATTGTAATTTCTTCTTCAGTAACATCTACTGTAATATCTTTTGGATTATGTCCAATAGTGTTAACTGTAACTTTTTGTTTTCCATCTTCTAAAGTTTCTGCTTCAAATGATGAATTTAATCTGTTTGTTGTTTTTGTTGTGTAGATATCTCTAAAAAAATTATCTACGAAGTTTTCATTAATTGTGTAAAACATAATATTCCTTTTTTTTTAATTAAACATTTACTATCTAATGTACCAAATTTGTACCAATCGATATTTTCATGACATAAGATGACAGTTTGTCAGTTTTATGAATGTATGTAATGACACTTTGTCATTTTTCAAATATCCAAATAGGTTCTCCAAAAGTTTTATCTTGATTCTCTTCTGAATTTTTTAGAGTTTCTTCTGAGTATTGATTTTGATTATGTTCTGTATTCTTTACTGTTCCTGCTCCTCCACTATTAGGTCTCTTAGCCATTTCCATACCAATACAACCTTTGTAAGTTAATCCTTTTGATATTAAGAAATCTCCCATTGGGTTTGTGATTTCTTTCCAATCTTTACCACCACCCTTTCCACTAGTGAATACATCAGCAATATTGATTGCCATTTTACCACCCTTTTTCATAGTTGGTATAATTTTTTCTAATGCCTTGTGTAGGAAATATTCATTCCAAGCATCTATTGATTTGTATCTTACCCAACTTTGAGTTTCATCATCACCATATCTTTCTACGTTAAAGTAAGGAGGTGATGTAAATACTAAATCAAAGTAATCGTTATATTCTGAATAATCAAAATCTTCTGCTGGTGATTGGTGAAAGTTTGTTTTAGTTGGTGATTCAAAGAAAGTAGTATGTTTTTGATAAAAATCTCTTTGTTGTTCATAGATAGGATGGTTCTCTTTACGAGGGTCTAATCCAACATAATGTTCTATGGTTTCACTTGCAAAGGCTCCACTTAATCTATCGCCCCATCCCATTGAGAAATCTAACATAGTTTTACTACCTAGATATTCTGTAAGAGCCTTTGTAACATTTGGTTTGTGTTGAGATGCGATATACTTTCTCAAACCAATCATTACTCTCAATTCTTTTTTACCAACTTGATTTAGTTTCAATGAATAAGCCGCTCCCATTAAAGATATCATAAAGTCCCTCGTTCTCCAAGTTCTTGCTGGACCAGGATAACCTGATGAACATATACTCCACCTATTCTTCTCTTGAAAAAAATTAGATGAAAGATTACCTAGATTATATCGTTTGAATAATATTTGTTTATCTTCATATGTAAGAGGATATTTAGATTCTCTTGATTTTCTTGGAAACCATTCTTCTTCCTTTAACAACTCATTCCACCTAATACCTTTAAGTTTCATATAATCATCTCGTGCATCTTCTATACTGTACTTATCAGTTGCATATGGAAGTGGGTACTTCATAAACAAATCCGCCAACATTTCTTTTACTTGGTCTTTGGGATATGATTCTTTTAAGGTTTCCCAATCTTCTGGTGATATAGTAGGATACTCTCCATCGTAATTACCTTTTTCATATTTTCCTAATATATCTTCACCTATATTCATTCTTCTATTTCTTGTTTTGTTAGAGCTCTATAAAGTATTTCTACTTCTTCTTCTGAGGTACATATTCCTAAACCATTAAAGTCATTTATCTCAGTATAGAACTCTCCTTTCTTTATTTTCAAATCTTGATAATCATCATTATAAGAGGATACCATTATAGGAGCATCAGGGTCAGGATTATCTTTTGGTAAAACAAGCTCATAGTAATAATATTCTCCACTATCTCCATCTTCACCTTCGTGTGGTTCTTCTACTTTTTTAACCCACCCCTGTCTTTCAAATGTTTCTTCTGTTATTGGAGTTAATGGCCAAGGTTCTTCTTTTATCATTCTAATACTATTTTAATTGTATCTGAAACTAGATGTTCTCGTATCGTACCAGTTAATATAAGAGTATCTCCTACCATTGTTTTTACAGGTCCGATTACATTGTTTACTTTACCATCTATAACGTAGGAGGATTGATTAGAAGTACTCACAGAGGTTTCATCTTGTAGATACCATTCTAAGTTACTATCCCAACTTACTTTAAGTGGTTCATCTTGGTAGTAATCATATACTCTACCACTAACTCGATGTATCGTTTGGTGTACATCTTGTCTTAGTTCTAAATGATAATACCCATTATTATCAAGTGGAAGTCTACCATCGAGTTCTAATTTTGGTTCTTCTAATAATATTATATCTTCATCGGGTGTACATGATGCTGCTATGAACATCAAAGCCAGTACAATAAATAACATTACATAATCAAAGAATCCTAATCTTTCTTTTTTTCTCATAAAAGATAATCTAAAATTGATTGCCAGTTTGGGAATTTACCTTCTTTACCAGTTTCCCAATTTACACCGAATTGTAATAGTTCACCACTAAACTCACCAGCACCATTCTTAGTTCTATCATCAATTAAGTAATCACCCATCAATAAATCTTTTCTGTGAGTAACAAACATCTTTTTGTGGAACAAGTCACCGAAGTAATCTTCTATCCACATTCTCTTATCACCAGCCGAACCCGCGTTACCCCAAGGAGCTGAAGTAGCTATGTATAAATCATATTTACCACTTTCATGTAGTTTATTAATCGCCTCAATAGCACCCTCGATTGGAGGTGGGTTTCTGAATAACCCTTGTATGTGGTCAGGAAACTCCTTGTACCTTTCTACTAAGTGGGGGTGTTTATCAAACCAATCTTGTATTGCCGCTCCAAAGTCAACAATCACACCATCCATATCAATGTAAACTATTTTTTTCTTATTCACCATATCACTTATTTACAATGTAAATATACGAAAAATATTTGGATTTACCAAATATTTTCGTAACTATTTTTAATAATTTTTGTTTAATCTTCTTGGGGTAGGTGAGACCTAAATCCTAATACTGGTACATGACCTGTAATTTCGATTTCTCTTTTTCTAATAAATTGTTTAGATACTTTTAGGGTTTCTAAATCTGTTTCATTCATTACCCAATCTTTGAAAAGGTAAGTTAACACTTTGGATTTAATTGCTTTAATCATAATTTAAGTTTTAATTGTTTAATAAAAATTGCTCATTGCCGTTTTTAATCCTTCCTTAGTTGCTAAGTGAACTGAATCTACCCTTACTACAAGGTTAGGATTATCTTTATATTGTTGTACTGCTAATTTCTTAGCTCCTCGTAGAGTTCTTGCCCAACAAGTATTCCACCCTCCACCTTCAAAGGTGAACATATATTCTTTTAATTCTAAGCCCATATTATTTGTGATTTATCGATTAATGTATTTACAGTTCCTAAAAGATTATTACCATAATCTACTTGTACTCTAACCAAACCATTAAGGTCTTTATCCCAATCGCATTGGTAGTTATCATCTGTAACAATTCCTTCTTGGATTTGTCCGTATTTATTTTCAAATTTAATTTTAGTATTTATCATATTTTAAGTTTTATTTTAACCAAAGGTCGTATATGTAATCGTAAGAAGTTTTAAGATTCTCAGCTAACTTAGCAAATAATCTTTCTCTAACTATACTATCATCAACACCGAAGTAGTTATAAACATCACCTCCGATGAATAGTTCATTTAACAAACCTTCAAAGTTTGCATTTTCATTAATTTCAACACCCAACTCATCAGTTGGATAGTTTTCTAAATAAAATTCTTTAAGTGTCATATTTTAATTATTAATCATTTACATTGTAAATGTACGAAAAAAAGCCGAGACTGCCAAATATTTTAACACTTATTTTAGTGTCATTGTTATTAACTCAAACTCTTCATTAGTAATTATACCTTCCATAAGAGCCAAATACTCTTTCGATACATCTCTACCAGTTATTTTATTTATTATAATCATATCTTATCTATATAAAGTTACAAATAGTCCGAAGTTCTTATCAAATACCTGAATAAGGTTTTCATAATCACCACTTTTCATTTCGTTAAGAATTTTATTACTATCTAAATCAAGTTGTTTAGCAAGATTCTTAGCAGTTGCCAAAAGGTAAAAAGCATTACCTTGAGGTCCAGTCAAATCGATTTCGATTCCTTTGTTTTGAGTTTTTTTACTTTTAATCATATCACTTATTTACATAGTAAATATACGAAAAAAAGCCGAGACTGCCAAGCAAAAAGTGAATTATTTTTGATTAAATTAGGGTTGTTTTTTCCTCTATAAATTCATGTAAATTATGAAATGTCTGAGGAGCTGGTAAGAACTCATTGGCGTGTTTTATAAAGTCTTTGTGATTTTCGTGAGTTGTATCCCACACATTATGTTTATCAAATTCTTGTGGAGTAAAAGTTCCCCAATTATTTATCTTACCATAAAACACTTTTGTTTTCTTCTTGAAGATACTCATCATCAAGTCATAGAATATTTTCATTTCCATGTAGTTATGATTCTGAACAACGAATGATGTTTTTACACTATTTAGTGTTCTTATTGTAGAAATAAATTTTAGGTTATCAATTAATTCATTCCATTTACCATTTATTCTTGTTTTATTTTCATAAGTATCTTTAGTTCCAGCATCAATACTTATTTCACATGATTTGACAAATCTATGTATGTTTGGCATAGAATCCCACATTTTTTTATTCCAATAAGTTGCGTTGGTATGTAAGTGAATTCTTTCTAATTTAGGATACTTAGATGTATCAAAGTTTCTTAAATAATCTCTAAACCCAACTGATATAAATGGGTCTCCACTTCCTGTTATGTATATTACTTTTACTGATGAAGCATAATCATCCTCTATTTCTTGGATGGTTGCTTTAACAGTTTTTATTTTATTACTATCGGCAATAAACATTTCAATTCTACAAGAAGGACATGCCAAATTACAACTTCTATCAAAAGAAAATTGTATTGTTCTTGGTGCGAATTCTATATCCTTTTTATGTTTATCTACTTTCTCTTGAACCTCATCTGGTAAGAATCCTTTTCGATATAAAGGTCTGTGTTCTTTTACTCCCTTTGGTATAGCAAGTAAAAATGGACACTGTTGTTTATCACAGTATTTATAAGAACCATCTATTATAGAATCTCTTATATCTTTAGCAACATCAGAATTAAAAGATTCTCGTGCACTCATACCCTTTGGAAGATGTTTAGTTAACCAAGAAGGGCAACATAAAAAACTTCTAAAGTCATGTACTTCAATTCCATCAAATGGAACTGCACAAATAAAATCTTTATATTCACTCATTACGAATATTCGTTTAGTAATTTTAATAACTCATCGAGAGCTTCATGTCTATGATTATCTTGTAAAGATACAGAATATACATATTGTGATGATTTGAGTTTTGGTACATCATGTACTGCAGAATCATTTGAAAACTTCAAATCTATTTGTTGAGGGTCACCTGTAAGAACCATAGTAGAACCTTTACCCAACCTACCCAATACCATACCAAGTTGTTGTTTAGTTAGATTTTGAAACTCATCTACAATCACACAAGCGTTATCAAATGTTCTACCTCTAAAGTGAGATAGTGATACTAACTCAATGTTTTCATCCGATTCCATCTTCTGTAATATATCAGGTTTGTTATAAACCTTTCTCATATTAGAACGAATCGGTACTAACCAAGGCTCCATCTTTTCATCTAATGAACCTGGTAGGTATCCATTATCTTCGTTTGATACTGTTGGTCTTGTTATAATGATTTGATTTATCTGTCTTGTAAAAAACATATCTAATGCAACTTGTACCGCTAGTAAGGTTTTTCCACTACCAGCTTTACCCAATATAAAATTATATGGGTGATATAAGATGTTTGCTTTAGCATCTTTTTGTTCTTCTGAAAGAGTTATTGAAAATTTTATTTTACCTTTTGGTGCCTGTTTACTCATGTTCTGTGCCATTTTTTTCCTTTATAAAATTATGATTAGTGAAACCGTTTCTATAACATAATTGTGCAGATGCTCGATTCCAATCATCTGAGTAAAGATACATTGTGTCTGTATTCGTTGAATCGAAACTATATTCAAATCCTTGTCTATAAAATATCATTGCAGAATTACCTCTATCTGGTTTGTGCTTTCTACTTACCAGAGCTCCTCCAATATAAATTTCATTTTCGTTTATATCCTGATAATGAGATTTCCAATCAACAGTTACACAATTAGTATTAGTCCAATGCCATCCTAAACACTTTTCTTCATACATCCATAAATGACATTGTGAACCAAACTCCAACCTTTCATAAACTATTTCAGGAGTTGGTGTACCATCCCATTGTAAATCTTCATGGTGATACTCGATTGATTTTTTTATGTGATTTAAGTTTTGGGAAAAGTTATCTGTTGATAGTGTATTGAACCAATATCTATTATCAAACTTATGAGGACGTAGATTATGTTTATATAATCTAAATTGAACTATGTTATTTATATTCATAAAGTAACTTCTTTACTAATATAAATATTATACTATTTTTTTATTATATGATAGAGTTAGTTTTTAGATGTTTTGTTTCATCGAACCACCAAAAAACAGCAACTTCTCTATAACCATTTTTTATTTCTCGTACTTCGTGCATATCAGTACCACCATTATAAGTTATATATTCTTTCTTACTTTCAAATGGAACAAATTTATTATTGATATAAAACTCCCCACCTTCCAATTCAATTGATTCCAACATTATAACAAGAGTAAATGTAGATTTATCATAATGAGCTTTTGTTTTTGCATTTGGAGAATACTGTATTTTATGCATTGTTACAATATTATTCTCATCTTGATTAACCAATTCACTAACAAATTTTTTAAGTTCGGTATTATCTAAACTATAATAAGTCATTTTATGATGACCACCAACATATCCCTTTGTTTTGTAAACACCAGGTGCTGTTTCTTTTAATTCTTCGTATTCTTTAGGATTAGATATTTTAGCGGAGTTTAACAAATCTTTCAATTTGTTATATTCTATATCAGTTAGTTTCATTATAAGAAATTAAATTACCTTTTCTCTGTACTTTCCATTTAGAGGAATCCCTCTTCTGATTGCCTCTAAATCAGATAAGAACCAATCTATATCTGCACACTTTTCGTAGTTTTCTTGTTTTTCAAACCATCGTAGACATATAGTTAGAAATTCTTTGAATTCTTCATTTGGGATTCTAATAACTGCACCAGCATTTGGATGAATTACCATCACCAATTCTTTTTTACCTAATTTAGAAGCTTTGTGTATTTGAGATGATATCTGGTCAAGAACTTCATTTCCTCTAGATTCCAAAAATGTTTTTGCTCTAGGATTCTCGTTTACATCTAAGTATCTTCTCCAATTTACCGTACTAAATGCTGTTGCTCTTTTCATACAATTACTGTTCATTAAATGATGTTATTGGAGCATAACTATTTTTTTGGTCTATACCTGTTATAACATCATCAAAGTTTAATCCCATTGGTTGGTCATATGATATAACAGAGAATGGTTGAATTCCACTTCCTCCACTTGATGGTGCAATTCTTATAGTATCTCCCTTAACATTATTACTATTATCTGATGATTTAATTCTATCAGTTAACTTACCTCTACTACGCGAAAAGAATCCACCTCCTTTACTTTTTGGTGCTGGTCTAGGAACATCTCCCTTCTTAACTGTAATTGGTTTCGGTTCTTCTGCTTCCACTTTAATTACAGGTTCAGGTGGTTTGGGTTGTGTAATTGTTGGTGGAGTTGATATAGTAACCGAGGTTGCTGTTGAAATATCTTCAAATGTTTCAAACTCCAAACCAGGATATTGACCAGAAACATCTAAATCAGGTGAATAACTAGTAGTGAATATACTAAAGCTTCCAATACTTTGTGGAGCCAAAACAGTATCAGTTGTGTTTGGATTGAAAAAATCATTTAAGTAAGTTAATACATCGGTTACTGTTGTAATTTTTCTAGTTACAGCAACTTCCGCATATCTAGTTCGTGTTGTACCACCATGAACAATAACATCGGGTTCTTGTCTAGTTACAGAACCCAATGTAACACTTATAGTTGGTATTGTACTTTTAGATATATAAGGGTTACCTAATCTTTTTAGTGAATTTAGATAACCAGCATCTGTGTATGCGGCTCCATTTATTTTTATAATTATTCCATTTAGGTATGGATAATTGACACCACTAATCCCTTCAAGTCCATCGTTTCTTACAGACCCTATTGAACCAAGTGGTCCTCTTAATGAGTTTCCACTATATGTTCCATACTGATTCGTTATGTCAGATAATGATATCATATACTAATAAATATAGGGAAAACTAATTACTTGGTAAGTTCGTGAAAAGCTTTATGAATGGAGTTGTGTGTATCTAGTGAAGAGTCATCTTCTCTAAATTTTTGTGCAAGTTCCCAGACCTCTGTTCTTATTCCGAGTGAATGGGATTTGTATAGGATTTCTTCTGTGATTTTTTCATTTGTCATAACTACATACCTGCAAAAGAATCATCGTAAAATTGTACATTAACTCCTGCCTCCTCTAACATTGACCAACTTCTTTCGTAGTTTTCTTCCCAATGTGAGCCTTTAGTAGTAACACCTCTTTCACAAAAAATTCTTGTTATACCTGAGTTTATAATTCCTCGTGCACAATCTGAACAAGGGATTCCACAACTGAGATACATTGTACAATCTTTGGTTGATACTCCAATTCTTGCTGCATTATAAATAGCATTTCTCTCAGCATGTTCAAACCAAAAATACTTTTCTGGCCTTTGTTGTCTTTCTTTTTCGTTATCCTTTAATCCTCTTGGAAATGAGTTGTAACCAGTAGATACAATTTCCTTATCCTTACCAACAATGATTGCACCGATTTGTGTGTTCTCATCTTTGGATTTAAGTTTGACTGTGTGAGCCAATGTTCTAAAATATTCTACCCATCTCATATTATATAACTATCTATGTTTTTATTTTTTATTTTATCTACTCTAAGTCTATTATTTGAATTTGTATCAAAAATATCTTCATAATAAGTTATGGGTATTGAGGTTTTTTCAGATAAGGAATTCAAATATTTATTAGATTCAGTTATGTGATTTAATGCATGCTTAATATTTGGTAATGATTTATATTCATATTTATCATACCAGTTATTTGTCCAAAGAGCGCTTGCATATGATTCTGAGGCTTCTTTTGTATTTTTTCTTGATAATAAAATTACTTCATCAAATTCTTTTACAAAATCTATTGACCATTCTAGCCATCTATCATAATTAATTTTTTTAGAATAAGTGCCATCTTGTCCTACAAGTAATTTAACAACAACATTTTTTTTATCACTAGTATATAAGTTTTTTTCATATGCCCTATAACTAAATGGTTCGAATATATGTTCTAAATTTTTTTCAGAAGAAATGGATTTCATTAAAGAAGTAGAGCCAGACCTTGGTACTGATATTATTAATACTTTCATATATATAACTATATTAGTTTAACTATTTCAGCATCTTCTATTTCATTACAAAAGATAAATAAGTTTAATCTGTTAGATTTGAATACGATATCACACCCCAACCACTCCTTTACTGCCTGTGCATTTAGAACTCGTGTTATTGGATATCTAGCTACAATTTGATATGGGGTTTGGTTTATATATTCTATGGGACCACATTTATCAGGATACCTACCAGTTCTCATTACACAAATTTATTTTCACGAACCCATACAATTAATATCCACTTTTCACCTTTAGTAACAGGTAAACCAGCATGTTCTGATTCGGCTATCCCCATTCCATTTTCATAATTTAACCAACATATAGCTTTTCCTAATTCTGGTTTAACTACTTTTTTTAGTTGAGGAAACTCAGTTGCACCACCTTCAAAATCATCATTTAAGTAAACTAAAAAAGAATGTGTTCTATTTCCAGATTCACCGATTTCAACGTTCTCATCAACACTATCTTTAGAAAAAAAATCATGATGAATTTTATACTCACCCCCCACATCATATTTTACGATATGAAGTTCTTCTTGATTTTCAATTGGGGTTTGTGTCAAATAAGATACTTGTTTTTTTATTTCATCTAAATAAGGTGAATCTATATCACCCAACCAACAAGAGTTAGCAACTCTATATCCTTCTATTTCCTCACCAACAGTACCAGCCTCTTCTAACTTAGTTGATGCAAGTCCAATTAAGAAGTCACACCATTGTTTAGAAAAAAACTTAGGATACTGTACTAATATGTTAGATTCCATAATAATAAATTATTTAGCGGAGAAGGAGGGATTCGAACCCCCGGTACCGTTAAGTACGCTGGTTTTCAAGACCAGTGCATTCGACCGCTCTGCCACTTCTCCTACCTTTGAATTACCAAATAGTAAATTGTGTTTTAATATTAGAGCCTTTGGAGGGACTCGAACCCACGACCTGTTGATTACAAATCAACTGCTCTAGCCAGCTGAGCTACAAAGGCGTTTTGTTAGAAGTTTTGTCTTAGTGCCAAAAAATCATCTCTCATTTGTTGTACCTCTTTTAGTAGTTCTTCGTTTGTTGGAGGTATTCTTTCCATAATAGATTTTGTAAGTATATCTAATTTATTTATTGTATCTTTTTTTATATTGGTTTCAGTATCAACAATAAATTGATTTAACTCTAACAAATCATTATTAATTCTTAAATGAGTTTGTTGGTCAGTTATAGATATTCTATTATTCGTTTCTATATGTAAATCTTCTACTCTTTTTTGTAGTTTATATATTCCTCTTGCTAACAAAATACATGAGGTAGATAAAAGTACTATTGCTATTGTTGTAATCATAATTTATAATTTAGTAGCCCCTAGGAGAATCGAACTCCTCTTTCCAGGATGAAAACCTGGCGTCCTAACCGATAGACGAAGGGGCCAAAATTTTCTTCTCAACTGATTGAAAAGAAAACTTAAGTAGGTAACTGAAAAACAAATCACCTAATATAGAGTTTATAAAGAAGGGTAATGCCATTGTATAACAAAGTAAAAACCCTTCCAATGTTTTAGGGTAACCACCTAACCAAACTCCAAAGTTGGTGATTATGAAAAATATTAGAGATGATATTAGTACGTTGTGTACTTTTATTTTTTTCCAATATCTACCCAATAAACTTATTAATAAAAAAGAACCATAAACCCATAGTGTAATTCCATAGAATCCTAAATAGATATCTGATAGAACCATTGCTATAAGTGGTAGGGATATTCCCAACCATTTGTTCTTGAAATTTGTTGAACCAAATAAAGCCAATGCTGTGATTGGTGTAAAGTTTGGTGGATGTGGTAATAATCTTACTAACACAGCCACAACAACAAATCCAATAAGTAATAGTTCTCTTTTATTCATATATTTTATAGATTCTCGTATTCAGTAATGAATTCGATGAACCAAGCAATTAACGTATATTCTTTAGCAGCGTTCCAAGCAGTTGTTAGTTCATCTACTAAAGTTCTAAAGTTAATCACATTTGTATCTGTTGATGTATCGTAAAAATTACTAACGGCTGTAGTCATTGATACAGTACCACTTTTGATTGCGTTATCGAATAACCAATCAGATTCAGCACTAATCAATCCTTTCAACGTAGTTGCCGATACACTTGAAGAAGTTAAACCAATTGAGATTGAATCAATTGCTTTGTTAAGATTAACATCTGTAATAGTTGCTGCAACCATAACATCTAATTTATCTCTCAATAGTTTGAAATTCTTATACGTTAAAATCTCATCTTCCAATACAGCAGCTTGTGCTTGTAACGTAGTAACTTGAGTTTGAAGAGAAGTTACACTTGTAGTAAGTGTAGTAACTTGTTCTGTCAATGTAGTGTTACTTGTTGTTAACGTAGTATTAGAAGTAGTTAACGTTGCTACTTGTGCATCTAAAACATCCTTTTCAGAAGTTAAAGTTGCAACTTGTGCATTCAAATCAGCTACGTTATCAGTTAATGTTTGAACTGTTGCATTTTCAGCGGTTAACGTAGTGTTTGATTCAGTAAGAGTACTTACAGAAGCTTCTAAACTAGCAACTTCAGTTGTTAGATTAGTAACTTGTGTTGTAAGGTCTGTTACTTGTGTTGTCAACGTATTGTTATCAAATTGTAACTCAGTAATCTGAGTGTTCAATTGATTCTTAATGTTGTCAACATCCTCTGGTGAAAGCCAATCGGACTTTTCACAACTTACAGTTATTCCAATAACTGAAAGCAAAAATAATAAAATTACTTTTTTCATAATTACATTAATTTAGTTAATGTAGTGGAGAATATCGGAGTCGAACCGATGACCTCTTCGGTGCAAGCGAAGCGCTCTAGCCATCTGAGCTAATTCCCCTTCGAGTATATAAGTATATATAACTTATATTCTTGAATCAGGACCAATCATCATCATCATAGTTTTTCCAATTCTTTTTGGATTTACCTTTTCGAGAATAATCTTTTTTAGATTTATGAACCCTTTCGGTAGTTTTTTTACCAATGTGGTGAGATGCCTCACCATAGGTCATATCATCCCAAGTCAATTTCTCTTGATACTGGTTTTTCTTCTTCTGTTTCTTCATCACTAATCAGTTCCATTTTGGTATTATTCCTATGTCTTAGATACTGTTGCTCAGTCCAAGTTGGAGTTCTATCGGTTATAAACTCTAATGAATAAATCTTTTGAGATTGCTCTCCTTCTTCGGTAACTAAATATGTTAATTTTCTCATAAGTTTTCTTGGTATAAACTTTCTCTTAGAGTATCCAAATCTAACAAAATATCTGAATCCCCTACTGTGTGATTTAATTCTTCTATCTTATGTTCTTCTGAAGTATATCTGAATGCTCCACTTAAACCATCTTTATTAATATATGTTCCTGTCAGAAATGATTTTTTACTAACCTCTTTAATATTTTCAGCAAGCTTTAATAATAATTGATGAGGTACAGAGTTCTCTGTTGTTATTTCCAAAACTATATTATCCAAATCATCAACATGATATGATGATGATATATTCCAAACTCCTGCTCCAAGTGTTTCATTCCATGATTGTTCATCTGTAATATCAACATCAAATATATTCTTAACTAGTTCGTTTGCACCTAGAAAAGTTTCATCTTTAGATTTAGTAAATATTTTATCTAAATATTTAGATAACTTACTATTTCCACCATGGAATTTAAGTGATGTGTAAAATAAAACTGGTAATTGCTCTTCCATTTGTTTGTAATGATTTACAAATATACGAAAAAAATATTAGAAATACAAGCAGTAATCCATATATTTTTTATATTTGCTAATTTGATTAGTATCTGGTTTCCACTTTTCAATAGATTCATGGAAATCTCTAGTTATTATAACATCTAGCTTTTTAGAATGCATTTGATAAGCTAGTTTGAAATTGTGGTCAATATTATCTTTATTTTCTTTTAGAAGTTGTTGTATTTCATCATCTGATAAATTTGATAATCTATCTATCTCTTGACAAAACATATGTATCTTTCTTTTAAGATGAGGTTGATGTATGTATTCATAATTGATACCTGTCATTTCATATTTGAATCCTATATCATTTATAAAGTCAAATGTTTTAGAATTCATGAGAACCATTGGTAGTTGTTTCCAAAACATCGGCTTAAATGTTTTCTCAGTAACAAATATAGAATCCTCTCGTAGTGATGATTCATTTGATATCCATAAATAAGAATCTCCATTTAGAGGTGTTTTCCTTGTATTAGGTATAACCTTAACTACACCCTCATTCAATGTATCTTCACCAACACTCATATTGTTAAGATATCTGTACATAGATTCTCCATCTCTAACATTGAAATACTGTTCTAAATAAAACTGTGCTCTTTCTTTAATGAATTCTTTTGATTCAGTTTCTATTACCTCTTCTGTTTCATTTTCTCTATAAGGAGCAAATACATTCATTATATTTTCCCTATTGATAATATTTGTTTTAGATAATGAATATGTAAGATAAGCTCTTTCAGGACAAATTCTTCTAAACAAAGAAGTTGAGAAATACTTTCTTTTAGTGTTGATTATAGTTTCTGCAGAATCTCCTTGGCCTGATTTATCAGGATACTCAGGTGCATAATGTGTCCACACTTCCCAATTAGAAAAAAATGGAAAAGGTTCGTGGTTGTTTTTTTCAGCAAGGTCTTTTAACAAATCACCTACTATTAAATCATTAGATGAAATTCCTAAATACTTTATTCCATTGTTTACTTTTAGATTATAAAAGTCAGTATAAAAATCTCTTAACAAGGGAGCTTCTGAATAGAATGATATTATATATTTTAATGGAATATCATCATTTGGGAAATTAGGATTTTTATTTTTATAATGGTGAAGTATGGCTTCTATAAAATAATATTCATTTGATTCTAATCTAGGTCTTAATGATGATGTACCAATAAGTATTTTAATATCAAAGTAGTAAGGATGTCTATCAACTGTAACTCTTCCTTCTTTATGATAACCTCTTTCTTCAAATAATGAAATGGCCTTTCGCCATCCAATATATCTATCCTTGAACTCGTAATCCATTATATCATTGTTGTATCTTGCTTTCTAGATTCAAAATTTATATCATCATGATTCTCAATATCTAGAAGTATTGTATATATGTTGTTTGGGTCATCTCCTTCGAGTTTATTAACTTGATAACCATTCTTAAATCCAACAAGAGTAGGTAACCCTTCCATTCCCCCAACGAAATCTCTACTCCAGTCTTGAGTATCAGGATTTGCATAATAGAATTGATATTTTGGATTATCATTTGAAGCCTTTTCAAATTTTGGTTTAAGTTTTCTACAATAACCACAACTACCTTTTCCAAACATTACAATAACCTTTGAATTCTGTTGAACTATTTTTTCTAAATCATCAAGTACTATTTCTTTATACATTTTCCTTTTCCCAATTAGCAGGACACATACCACCCTTTGTATCATTAAATATTTGAGCATCAATTAATCTTATGATATCATCAATTTTTCTACCAATGTACATATGATTAACTGATTGGTGAAATACTGTTCCATCTTCGTTTATAAGGTAAGTTGCTCTATATGTAACATTATCTTCATCATCACAGATATCTAGTAACTCAGCAAGTTCTCTTTTTGTATCTGATATCAATGGATATTCTACTCCTTTTATACCACCATCATCTATATCAGTATTCAACCATGCAAAATGTACATCTGTTGTATCACATGATGCTCCATATACAAGTACGTTTCTTTTTTCTAGTTCATTAATTGATTCTTGTAATGCTATCAACTCGGTTGGACATATTGTTGTAAAATCTTTTGGATACCACAGTAGTAGTATTTTCTTTTCTTTATACTTGGCTACTTCTACTAAACTTTCTTTAGATTCATCACCTAAATAATCAACCATCTTTACTTTGATGTTTGGAAATTTTTTACCTACTAAATTCATATTATTAAATATATTGTTTTTTATTTTTTTTAATCAACCCAACTCATCAATCTTGTTTCTTCTACATCATGTAGAACAATTGTTTTATCTGTAATTTTACTATCGTAGAAATATTCATATCCAAACAAAGCTACATCGGTATCACAATTTTTAATTATTTCATCGGAAAATAAACCACATCCATTTGCCCAATATTTATCTTTGTATGTATCTAAACAAAGATTCACAATTCGTGAGTTGGGTGTAGAGCCATATACAGTACAATCTATTAGTGTTCTATATTTTGTTGTTGGTTTCATTCCTGAAAAGAATGTATGTTGTTCGTTTAGTTTCTTTAGTATTAAATTAAATGATTGAATCGGATTACAATCTATATCAACATAGATACCTCCATAATCTCGTAACAATAATAATTTAATTCTATCTGTAATATATGCCCATTTATATAGTGCAGGAGCCTTTATATATTCTTGTAAAAAAACATCATCTTTATATAATTCAAATATTTCATTTCCCCATAACTTATACTCATAATCGGAGTTTACATCTTGTATTTTATTTGTAAACTCTTTGCAGTGTTCGGGTATATCTTCTTCACCAATCCATATTTGATGAATTTTTTTTGGTATTTTTGAATTCATATTGCAAGGTGAGGTAATTTCTCATGTAATCTTTTCATATGTTTACAAGGAGTATATCTTCTAAATCCTCTTGCTGGACATTCACAATCATCTATAACATAATCAGTAACTCTTACTTGGTAGTACTTAAGATTACCTTTCTTATCTCTACTACCCATTTCTCTATAATACCAACTATTTGTCATAACCTACAAAATCATATAGAACTGGCTCAACCAATCCTTGTTTAACTGCATATGGATATTCTTCATTCAACCAATAGTTCTGAACAGTTTCAACTTCATGGTGAACATCTTGATAAAGGTCATCGATACTATATCCACCACCATATTTGATACCACCACAAAGAACCATCAGTTCATTGAGTTTATCGAAATCGTTTTGGTATTTAACAATTGATTTGATTATGTTTTCTTTCATCAAATCTGCTACCTTGTCATTGTAATCATACATTTCTTTTGACCAAGGTTTTGTTACTTTAGGTTTTATTAGTACATTCATATCTTAATTATTTACATAGTAAATATACGAAAAAAAGCCGAGACTGCCAAATATTTTAACTAATAATTATACACCCTTGATTGTAGGATGGTATCATATATTTGAAGTCATGTTTATCCAAAACATCTTCTATGATTCTATCTTGGAGTGGCTTTGAGTTACCTGTAATAATTGTACATTGGAAAAAGGGGTCTATCGATTTTCTAAGAACGAAATCTTCTGTTATCAATACCGCCTCATCATGAGTCATTCCATGTAAATCTATCTCATTCATCATAATAAAGTTGTTTTTGTTTTGTTTATAAAATTATATTGACTTAACAGTTTATACTGTTCTAAACTAAATGCGGTATCTTTTATTATAGTATTAAATTTACTTTCAGATATATCCGATATCTTCCCATTATCATCTAATAATTTTTTTAATTGCTTTGTTAACTTTACCGATTTATATCTTTTCCAAAATTCAGTATCATTTCTATCACATACATAATGATATCTAATAAAACTAAGTGTTGATTTATAAACATTATTCACATAATCATTAAATGCCTTTCTATTTGTAAAGTTTAATTCTACTATTTTTTTTATTTGCATTAAACAAATCATTATAGATGTTGCTTCGATTGGTTCAAAGAAGTGTGAACTCATTCCAACTACAATAGTATTTCCAACCCATGTCTTGTTATAATAACCAGATTCAAACTCATAGTATCTCTTAAACTCAACATCACCAAATCTTTCTTTTATTTCAGATTTACATTCATCAATAGTTGTTAATTTGTTATCATGGAGGTATCCATAATTTTCTCTATCTTGTAATGGTATCTTAAAACACCATCCATTTTTCATTGATGTTGCATCTGTTCTTTGTGGTTCACCTTTTGGTGTAATCTTCGGTATAGTAAAACTGAGTACTGAATTAACTCTAAGTTCATCTGATGTTGATATCCACTCTTCATTAAATTCTTTACCAAATGTTATTCTACTAATACCACTACAATCAATTAAGAAATCACAATTATATTCGGCTGATTTTGTCTTAACTTTGTTTATCGTTTCACCATCTCTATCAAATCCAACAACATCATCTATTATGTAATTTATTTTATTACTAAATTTATTCTTAAAATAATCACAAGCTTGATTCGTATCAATATGATAAGCGTGTGGATTACCTCCATTGATGTTAAAATCATGATTGTATTCAGAATCATCACCAGCCCATCCTTTGAATGTAATTCCAATCTTTTTTGTAGAGTTTATTGAATTAAAAAAATCATCCCTATCTATATTAACATTATCTAGAAACTGTGTGAAGTTAGGAACAGTTCCTTCTCCAAATCCACTCTTAGGAATAGATGGACTTTCAATTAGAGTAATGTTATCATTATTAAAATAAGTGTATAGATAAGATGCAGCCATCCAACCAGTATTACCACCAATTATTACAAAATTTCTCATTTTACTAAGATGGGTCTTTCCAAAATGTTTGTACTAGTATTATTGTAAAACACAATAATAACTGAAGGGCTATTTTAGTTGTAAACTTCTCACCAAAGAAAAGTTGTATCATTACAGCATATACAGTCATACCAAGAGCAAATCCAACGAATCTAGCTCCCCATATACTTCCACCATATCCTTCTACATTATATCGTGTTGCTAGTATAAATACATAAGTAAGAGGAATTGCCAAAGCATACCATCCCCAATATGTTTCATCGTATTTAGGATACTTGAACTGTAAGTTATGTTGAAACCATGCTCCCAATTGAGCAATAATTGTTACTATCGCTCCAGCGAATATATAATACCAATTTAAGTCTTTCATGTTTTATTAAGTTTTATTTGGGATATAGAAACGTATCTATATAATCTAATCTCATGTTTTGTAACCACTCTTTCTGAAAATCCTTATAGTAACCACTATCTAAGATATCCTCTAAACTAGTCCTTGTGGTATAGGAGTATAAAGACCAACCACCATCTATCTTATCTATCATCTTCTCTATAAAGATAATCTGCAATTCGGTTAGCCAATATTTCTTTTCTTTCATGTTTTATAAGTAAGCGGGTCCGTAGTAGTTCCACTTGTCAGAACCATCGAAGATATTACCTCTACTGTGTTTGGCTGGTGAGTTCCATGAAGCTGGTTTTAGTAAATCTCCTTTACATACCAAAGAACCTTTTACTACACCTTCCCACATAGAAACGAATGCCCATACCGAACCTTCATCAATAATCTTCATATATTTCTGTCCCTTTTTAACTGTAAGGGGAGTATAAGGTTTATGAGAATAATTTGTATCCCAATGTTGTTTTCTTTTTTGATTAACCTCAGTTAACCACATTTCAAATTTTGTATTACCCATAGTTAGTTTATTAAAATTGTATTAAATCAATTGCCATTTCACCAGTAGGATTACCGTCTTTAGTGATTTCATAATTAGGGTCTGAACCACTTATCATAACATGATTGATTAACTCACCAATCGTGTTAAAGGTTTCAGTAAAATAAGAACAATCTAATGAATACATAGTTTAAGTTTTAAGTGTTATTAATTATTTACATAGTAAATATACGAAAAATAAACGAGATTTCCAAGCAAAAAGTGAATTATTTTACTACAATAAACCTCCCTTGGATGAGGTAAATGTGTTTGATATTCCAATTTCTTCCATTAGAATTTTTACAACTGTATCGGTTGATTCTTGAAATACATCATATGAACTTAAATGAAGATAATCATATTTGTTTAACTGTTCTATTGTTACATCTCCCAAGGGTATTAAATCATTTGATAATCTAACATACCCTCCAAAGAAATCAAAGTTACCCATTTTAGAATATATACCAACATCTATTTTATCTTTTTTTAGTAAATGATAGAATGTATATTGTTCTAGTAATTGAGAAACTCCAGCTTCTAATATATCTCCAAGTGATTTGGATTTTATAACTTCATTTGATTCAATAATATCAAGTACCTTTTTCCAATAATAAGAACCAAGTTTGGTGTTTTTTATGTATATGATATTATAGTTTGGAATAAATGAAAAATCATATTCACCAATTTGTTCTTTTAGATTAATTCTATCATAAGGTTCTAAGTAAGCCTTTGTTAGAAAATCTATCACAGTTGGTGTAACTCTCTCTTTTAGATTAATCTCAGGATGAGAAAAAGCAAAAGATTTTTTTGGTTCTGATAACTTATTAATAATTACAGTATCTAAATCTATATGATAGAATGGTTGATTTGGATATCTCTTACAATGTTCTAATATACCATATATTTTAGGCATAGGATAAATTACACCATCATACTTTTCTATCTCATCAACAATTATATATTCGTTAATAGGAACTTTGTTTGATTTGAAAAGCTTTTCAGTATTTGAATCACAATAAAGAATAGTATTATAGAATCGATTCGCATATGAAACAGATAATCTAGCTACATTCCAAAAGTTTGGACTTAGTTCTTTCTTATTTTGTAATACTCGTTTGTAAGAATATATAACGTTCATTAAATTATTCTTCTTTTATTCAACTGTTTTTTTAGATAGTGTGCCCAATGTGTATGAGCCCACTCATTATAATGACCACCATTCCATTCAACATTTGGTTTATATTGGCAATAATCCCAATAAGTAGTGTTCTCTATATAATTATTTTTATTTATATATTCATATAATTTTTTATCCAAAGGATGATTACCATCCCATAACTTGTTAACCCCATCATCACCTACTCCTGATATTGGAGCTTCCTTTCTAGTATTTTCCATAACATCAAAAAATATATGTGGTATTCTTAAACTATCAAGTAACGCTGAACATCTTATATGTGTTCTATATTTTTGTGCCAATAAATCTTCGGATAGTAATTGTGGAAGTAATTGTTTGTATCTATCTCTATTCTGTCTATCCCATTCAGGATTTTCCCAAGATGAATGTAAGCTATATTGGTAATCACCATTATCATCGAATCCATCACAAACTTCCATTCTGCCTAAACAAGTCCATCCAATAGTAACTAAATCTGGCTTAGGGTTAGTTGATAAGTAATCAACCAAACCTCGTTCTACATACATAATACTGGCTCCACTTATTCCCCAATTATCTACCTTATCATATTCCAATAAACCTCTAAGTTTATTTGGGAAAGCAAATTTTTTATTTTCTTCATCATACAACTTACCTGCTCCTAATATCTCTGCACCAAATGTATGTGAATCTCCTATGGAAAATAGTGTTTTCATAATAGTGTAATTTTTTTCTTCAAAGGTAATTTATGAAAACATACGTTTCCTGCAAGTACTATTCTATCTATATCCGAATCTTTTGCATCAAGAGGTGAATGTGGAACATCACCATCTAATATTATTAATTGACCTTCCTCTGGCAATATACCCATTTCATTACCTTGGTCATCTTTCATAAACAACTTACCATCATCCCCTTTTAAGTTGTTCGGCATCTGAATATAAAATATAAATGTGAAATCGGGTTTTGGTTCTCCGAAATCTTTTGCCTTTTTGGTATGTGTGTGATAAATCAACGAACCATTGGCGTTTCGTATTCTCTGTTTTGGTTTAGATGCATTTATTATATTAATCCAAGCCGAAGAAGAAATGTATTCATAATCTTCTTTATATATTTCTTTACAGGTATCAATCCCCATAAGTACGAGGTCTCCTATTCTTCCTATTCGTTTTTCTTTAATCCATTCTTCAGATTGTGAACCTTCCCAAATACCATGTCCGTCCGCTACATCGTTAACCTTGTGTGATATCTCATACGAGGTTGTAACTATTTCTTTTATATGTTTGATATCCCATTCATATAAATAATAACTTATAGTATCACTTAGGTTTACTTTCATTCAAATAAGTTTTTAGTATCACTCTTATTAACAAAGTTTTCTAAGTTGGCATAACACTTGAGACATTCCCATATTCTTTCACAATCTTCATAGTTCTCTTTATCTTCATTATGTTGTAACATCAACTTAATCCAATCATCACCCCAACCATCAACAATCCAAGCTTTCATTTCTTTGATGTTATATTCCGAAGGATTATCCATTCCCATGATATGAGTCCATTCACCATCCTCGATTCCATTTATTACTGCAATAAATTGTGTGGTTAAGTCATCCAAATCATCTTGTTGGGGTTTCCCAAAGAGAGTAGTGAATTGTTCTACATTGAGTGGCATGGAATTACCTCGTTTGAGAGTTTGTTTCAGAAGAGCCATATCTATCTCTCTTTTTCTCTCATTTAAGAATTCTTCACCTTCATCAAAATCTTCGTTCATATTGTTAATAACTTTATTTTATAATTTTTATTTTTTTGTATAGTTATGCGCACTACCAGACAAACTTAAAAGAAAAATAATAACCTATAACTTAAATAGTATAAGCACTAAGGAAGTGTCGGTTTTTCAAAAAATTTTTGGTCGTTCCTAAAAAGAATTTTTGTCGATTCATTTTTTCCCTTTCTTTTTTATTGATAGTATTACCATTTTCTCAGTATATTCCATACTATGAATGCATTTGTAATTACAGCTTGTAATACAATAACAGTCCTCCATATCGCTACCCAATCCGCACTTCTATTATCCTCACCTACCTTTTCTCCTAAGGCACGAGCCCAATACTTCCACCACCTTCTTATAGTACCCATAACCCACCGATTATAACGATGAAGGCTAGAATCTCGGCCCAAAAAATTAAAGTACCTCCTTTGTAATCTAGTTGGGTACTTAATAAGAGTGAGCCTCCTAACCATAGAGGAAGGGGTAACCATATACCATTAAGGAGTAATCCTACAAGAGAACATACGATACCTAGAACGGCTCCTATATAATGTATGTCTCTCTTAATGGATATCCCCTTGAATTGTGTCTGTGTTCCTACCCAAAAGAATCCCATACCTGCTGGAAAGAATAAGAATGAACTTGGGTAGTGTAATATTGTTCCTATACCGAGAAAGAAAGTGAATACACTAAATAGTATCTCTTCGTTACGTTCTTTCTTCTTAAGTATATAGTATGAATCTGATATACTATGGGGAACTATCCATTTGTTTCTCCATAAGATATATAGTGTGTATATAGGGAATACTATTGTTAAAGATAGTAATCCATAATATTGTCCTAATACTTGTATAAATGTTTCTTGTATCATATGATTGTCTCCGTTCTTAATTATTATAGTTACCGAAAATTATATCCTTCTTTTGCTTTATCTTTTAGAAACTCCATCCTTAG